ATGAAAAATACAGTTCATAACACATCTGAAAAACAACTTCTTACCATCGACCACTCAATCATGCAGACCATAGGAAAATTCGGTCATATCACCATTGTTGGCCTTTGCGAATTAATGCCTGAAAAACGGCCTAAAAATATCATTTATCAGCGTACAAAGGTACTTTCTGAATATGGATATCTCGAAGTCATTATTGACAAAAGAAAACATAAAATCTTTCGATTATCACAACGTGGGATAGATGAGTTAGCCATGATCAATGTAAGTTTACGTGGTCGCAGCCATCTTCAGAGCGACCTAGCCCGTGTTTCATGGGCCATTGATCAGACTGGCTTTATTGAAACACTTGGTCTCGAAGCGCAATTCACAACCAAAATGTTGGACGCTGTAAATAAAGGGGATACACCAAAAGCGCTTATCGTTGATAACCCGCATCTTCATTCAGCAAATACCATCCAACGAGTTGAAGATTTTCTAAAGGTAACCTCACTTGATGCACCTTTAGACATTGTTACCTTATACAAGAATCGAGCTGATGAGCTTTATCGTTACTTGAATTCAAACAGTTACGGATTCACTGTACTGCTAAGTCCGCTTGATATTTAATCCATATTTCATGAGGAACAAGCCTATAACAACCCAATTTTAACTGATGAACTCCCCTATAAAATATCACGTGTATCAATAACGTTTTCAGGATATTAAATAGACGGTCTTCATCCCTATTTATCAATTCCCTTCTATTTTATAACCATGTCATATTAAAAACCGCAGACAGGCCAATGCATGTCTGCGGTTTTCCGGAGCGTTATATAAGATGCTTACCGCAATAACCTTTGAAATAATCCGGTTCAGGCTTAATAAGCTTAATAGGTATCTCTTCTACATCATCTACGTCAGGGAGTACTCTCCACATTTTCTTTTTCAAGCCCTTATGATTCCATAAGTCATCATAATTACTAAGGTTTGCATCAAACACGAAGAAAACTCTTTCTTTCCTGTCTGTGCCTCTCTTATTAAAAATCCCAAAACAGACTAATAACACATATGGAACATACTCAAAGGTTAAGCCTTTATATAGCCATATCTCTCTTTCGTTCGCAGTTTCTAACATAGAACTAAACTCAGCATGCTTTAACTTTCCGTTCATTATGTCCCTACACATCAAATACACTAAATATAAATTATCAAGCACTTGCTTTTTAACGAGAGCAGCATTCGTGTGGTCTCGATCAGTTGGAGATAACCCTTCGTACTTTTTACGGTTAGATTCTACGGTAGGACAATCAGTACCTGAATAATGAACGAAGTGTTTTGCACCTTGAGGCGCACTGCTGTTTCTTATAAACATGCTGTTATCACAAATAGGGCATAATGCCTCTAATCCTGACGTCTTATATTTCAACTCCCATTCCTGTACAGAAACTTTTTGTTTTATTACTGGGTGGATACCATAAAACACACTCTCACCTCGCAGACTAATTGATGGGATTAATCAATGCATTTCCGTTGATATCCAACATTTCATATGCCTTCCCAATCATATCTCTATCCTTGCCATATAGATGTGTTGCCTTATCCCGTAGCCCGCTAATCGTTGTCACATAGTTCATTTGGTGAACCATGAATTCACTATTACATAAAACCACAGCTTGCTTGCTACATGATACTACGCTCTGTTGAAACAAAACCGCTTTTTCAGCTACTTCAGGAGAATAAACAACCGGCTCGCCGTCCGATGTTTTCATGTCTCGGTGATCGACAAAGATGCTTAATTCCCCATTTGAAAAATTAGATGCGATGCCCAGCAACGTATTGGACATGTAATCTACGTTCTCTCCGGTCAGCAACCCGTAAACCTGAAAGGTAAGTATCTTCTTGCTGCTATCCAGATGATATTTGAAGCGTTCCAGGAAAGGAACTTCGAAATCTTTTTTCAAATAGGCCAAGTTGCTTGAAAAGCGTTCATTGGAGAACAAATATTCTATCGAAACATTCAACGCACTCGCGATTTTCTCAATGTTAAGAATGCTTATATTACGCTCGCCGCGTTCTACACCACTTATGTATGTTCTATCTAATCCTGCACGATCGGCTAGCAGTTCCTGCGAGATACCGCTTCGAGCACGCAGTTCTCTTACACGTTTTCCAAATTCAGATCGAATATCCACGAAACGCAACCTCCAGACCTTACCAAACTCTCTATTTATAGATATCGGATAAATAGGTCAAAAGTTGTAGATTATTGTCGATGTGACTTAAAGTCCGTGGAAATATGAAATATTAAAATCCTATAATTGAACTGTTCAAAATAAAAGACCGTCAGGAACATTAACTTGATGTTCGACGGTCTTTCCATTCATCTATTTTACGGGGGTCTTCTTCGAGAACCTCGCATATATGTAAGGCTATGTTCACAGTGGGCAAGGTAAGCCCATGCTCGATGTTTTGGTAATGCTTTAATGAAATATTCACTGCTCTACATAATTGCTCTTGGGTAAAGCCCATTTTCTTTCTGGCTTCGCTTAATTTCATGGACAAACAGCCCCTAACATTGTTTGTCCTCATGTTACCCACTACGCGAAGTTTTTTTAACATATTATAATTGGCGTATTATATTTCGCGTACTATAATACTTATACAGTGACAAATTTTGTAGAAAAGAGGTTGTTATAATGCCATGTCCATTTTACAAACAACACATCATTCAGCCTGAAGGCATCTTCGCAAGTAAAAAGTATGAAGACCTTTGTCACAGTCGCGAAAATCCTTCTTTTAATCCCTCACAAGGATTCTCTCTCAACTTCAGTACATCCAAAGGAGGAAACCATCAGTTAGCCTTTCAGTATTGCAATCATAATTATCTTAAATGTCCGTTTTATCCTAAACAATTAGGAAATGAAAGCCATCCGTTTTCCGGGGTGAATCAGCAAGTAAATCATTTATTTTGTGGAAATTGCGGGGCAAATGTGCAAGCAACAAACTTTTGTCCGCATTGTGGATTTAGGCTTGCTCAGAACATGCGTTAATTTTCAACTTTTAAAGGGGAGGCATTACTATGATTAAAAAATCACTGATTCTTTTAATATCGTTTTTATTAGGTACTTCATCGGTCCCAGCAATGGCATCGGTAAATCAACCTGAGGCTTCAAAGCTTGCGGCTACTGTTATTATGCCGAACAACCCCACGACTAATGAAACAACGGAATTACAGTCTGGAGATTCTCTTGAAACAAGCAATGCCACTCAAACACCTCAGTTACCAGTCTCGTTTTCAGATGTGCCGTTATCTCATTGGAGCTACAGCACTATTCAATGGGCCATAGACAATGGAGTTGTTAATGGGTACTCGGATGGCACGTTTAAGCCAAATAACGAAGTAACGGAGATGGAATTCATCTCCATGCTGACGAGAACTTATAAACTTACTATTTCGTCAAGGGAGGCGGGAACACCTTGGTATGACTCTTACTTCTGGCTCTCCTACTCAAACGGATGGTTAAACCATTCCAGTACCAGCAAGTATAAGGATAAACCGATCACCCGATACTGGGCTGCAACAGTAATGAGCAGGGCATTAACAAAAAATTATTTCGGCAACGGTTCCGTTCATTACATAATGGATTTAGGTATTGCAAATGGAGTAACCGATAGAAGTATTTCTGGATTTAAGGGCGCTGAGACACTAACGAGAGCCGAGGCCGTGACACTCCTCCGGAACATGAAATCTAAAGTTACCGTAAAAACCCGAGCAGATATGAAAGAATCAGAAACCTATTACAACCCCATTCCAGAAGAAGCAGAGTGGTACTTTAATCAGGACAGTACGATCCCCCATCAATGGGAGGAATTCCTTCCCTTGGGAAGTAGCGATAGAAAGAGATCAGCCAAACTCCTTTTCAGCAAGTTGAAATGGGACAACGATACCCATAAAGCTACCTTTACTATCCCGACCGTACAGCAAATCAGGGCTCTTGGAGGAAACTTTGAGGATGCAATAGATATCCGTGCAGGAGTCTATAAAGCATCTCAAAACTTCTTATCTTGGAAAAGAGTTACCTCCATGGAACCCGGAAAGTCTTACTCTGTTACGGATTTTCCTGATGTATTCTCAATTCAGGTCGAAATTATCGGTGACGGATCAATCATGGATTCTTATTCTGTTTATAACTACTCCACCTTTAAGAATAAATATAAACGGGTTTTGAATTTACCGGAAATCCCCGCCCTGACCAATGATCTGATTGTCAAGGACACATTCTACAATAATGACGAAATGTCTACGCTTAACGCTGTTCATCAAGCGCTAAAAAGTTTTTAATCCATCCAGATTAGAGCTATGCTACTTTACTCATCAGTCTTAAGAGAGGTCGGAGAATAATGAAAAAAATATCTCTAATTGTTATAGTCGCGCTGCTCTTCGTTAATTTATCTCTTTCAATAGAACCAGCTACCGCAGAGTCAAATGCAGCAGAAAATATTTTGAATGGCTCCCTTGCGACAAGCAACACGACAGGGTTCAAGGACACTAAAGGTCACTGGGCTGAAGCAGCAATTAAAACGGCGGTTGAGAAGGGTTACGTTTCCGGTTACACGGATGGAACTTTTAAGCCAGATGCAACGATTACAGGCGAAGAATTTATAACTATGATGGTGAAAGCATTACAATACCCGGTCCAAACGCCAAGTTCTGGAGACTCTTGGTTTGCTCCATATAAGCAAGCCGCAACGAGCCATGAGCTTTATAAGAACGATTATGTTTCAGGCTTGAACAAGCCAATATCGCGCGGTGAAATAGCCAGTACAATTGTAAGAGCCACCCAAAGTCCAATGTTCGAGCAAAAAATAAAAGAAGAAATGCAAATACTCTTTCCAATAGAGACTTTTGCAAATGACTCGGTACGAAAGTCAATCGAAGCTGGCCCTGATTTTACTGGCGACTTCAATCTTATCTACGATCACCCTGAGCAAGTCATTGCTGACTTAAAACAAGCTTTAGCATCTGTAAAAAAACGGAACCCTCCTCAATTAATGACGAACACAGATGAATGTAAAAAAGATGAAAACATGTGCGCATATCTAATTTCCAACGAACAAAACGACATTGAGAACATGCTGGAAAATGTACAAGAAGGTTTAGACCCTATACTAAAGCTAAAAAGTGACCAAACTTCTTCTAAAAATCGAATGATCTACGAAGCGGCATTACGAGGTTTAATGACGGGAACAACACCCGGAGAGCTTTCTATTGATTCCAAGGTCACTCGTGCCCAAGCTGTAACCTTTATTAATCGGGTTGTTGCTTTCAACAACGGCGAACGATTCCAGACCAACAAATATACTGTCGCGGCTGCTGAACTGATGTGGCACAGGACGAACATCCTAACGATGTTGCCTCGATACTTCAGTAGTCCGATTGAAGGGCAAGAAATTGATCCTAATAAGTTGGTTTCCACTTCTGGAACGCTAACATGTTCTGTTGATCAATTCGTTGTTGTCGATATGGACGATAAGAATGACCCTAACAGAAAATACGTGACTGATGATCTTTACTGGGGTAGACTTCCTGACTTATTTCAAGTGAATTCCGGTTCTGGATACTACGCTGTACTATCAATCAGTAAGCTTACTGTAACAAACGGTTCTAAGACTTCTGTAGGGCCATGTGTAGCTGAGATTGCCAATGATGATTGGAGCCCAACTGCTAGTACGATCGACCCAAAGAATCCTACAGGTAGGTATGGTATTATTAACTTCAATCCTGAAAAAAAGGAAATTAAGCGTACAGTCACAGTTACTCAAGGTACACCGACATACCACACTACAGGTTCAATTCTTCCAAAAGGTAACTTTACATCAAAGAATTCGTACAGAATTACCTACACTCCGCTTGGTTCTGATGCAATGAGCGGCCAGATTTACTCCTCGCTACTGAACGAAAAATATAACCAGTAGGTGATTAAACAAAATGAATGGCGGCCAACAACTGGCCGCCTTTTTTTGCTTCATGAAGAGCTATGAGAATGCCCGCTCTATCGATTCCATTAATTCGGAATAAGATGGCCTAGAATATCGCCGTGTCATATTTATATCAGCATGGCCGGTAAGTTCAGCTACTGCACTTAAATCTACTCCCGAAGCAACAAGCCGCCGCGCAAATGTATGACGCAATGCATGGGGGTGTGTGCCGTATCCTTGTAACATATGCTGGATAGCTCGAACAGATAAACGCTGTAACTGATTGCTTAGAAATAAAGCCGCTTCATTGTCGTTTCGAGTTTGAAGATAGTTTGCAATATGGTATCGGCTTTCTCTGGACAGGGGAATTGTCCTTGCTTTACCTCCCTTCCCGTTACGTATAGCTACCTCGCCACTTCGTTCATGAATAATTACATTCTCCCGATTGATAGCACATAGTTCTGATACTCGAACCCCCGTCTCCATTAGCATATAAACAATGGCTATATCCCTCTTATTGCCGTCCTTCTCAACTTCGCGTTTTAGTCTCTTTACTTCTAAGTCTTCCAACGACTTCGGAGCCGTCTGACGCTTATTTTGCGGCTTAATACGCTTAATGCTCTCCACAATCTCAGGATGCTGTATAAAACGGGCAAAAACACTTATACAGGCGAATACCTTGTCTACTGTTGCAGCGCTCTTGCCTTCTAACTCCAATGCTTTAATATATGCCTGTACATCAAATCGAGTAAGTTCCGTAAGCTCTCCGCCATTTCTATCAAGCCAGCAGCTAAACGCACTCATGATTCTCCGATATGTACTAACTGTGCTTTCTGCTTTTCCTAGCCCTTCCTGATCGTAAAGAAACCGCTGAACTTCCGCGACATATTTTTGCATAGATAATACCTCCATAAATAATACTTCCACGCAAGTCCAACATATTAGTCCTGCGTGGAAGTCCACTTCTGCGCTATTCCTTCTTGCCCCATTGTTGACTATCCATTTAATCATTGATCCGAATTCGTTTTACCATCCTCATATAGACAGACCAAAAGTCTCCTACAACTCTGAAATCAAAGCCCTCAATCAACATACTAAGAGGTAAAGCGCCATTTATCGGATAATCGTCATTCACGATTCTTCGTAATGGCGTTATTTTCTTTGGCACGCCCCAGAAATCCCCATCCATAAATTCTATAGTGTATTTTCCTGCATTTGGATTACTTGCAGATTGAATAACATCCCCAAGATAAACTGCTCTATTGTCAATATCATAAAAACCGGTCATTGGAAGAAATTTAGTCTTCTCTACATGTAATAATCTGCCGTCCTTAGTAATTAGCGTCTCGCCTTCCCATCTTGAAATTGTAAATGCTTGATTGTTATGCAGAACTTTAAAGTTGTTGATTGACTCCATTCTCTGTTCCTCCTAAAAAATATCGTTATAATTCATTTCTGAAACATTGCTTGCCAATAATGATTTGCCTAGTTGATAAGCAGAGAATGGATTCCTCGGCCAAGTTTCCAAATATTCCAGAAACTCTGCATCACTCATGAACGGCACTCTGAACGCTGCATCAGTTCCTATACCGGAGGCGATGAACATTCCCGCGTATTCTTGATCAGGTATTTTTCTGTTTGCTCGATCGTCACCATAAATAAGCATGGAGGCTTGAGAACTCAAATATGAAGACATTTTCACAGCGATATTATCCCGAATACCTGTTGACCCGATTGACTTTACATCTGGACGCTGCGTGCTTAAACACATATGAATTCCGGAAGCTCGCGCTTTCTGTAGAAGCAGTTCGGTATGGTGTATGCTTGGCTTTTGAATACCCATATCGCTATGCCCCATTACAGTGGCAACCTCATCTATAAAGCACACGATACGCGGCAGCATCGGAAGTCCTCTTTGATCACGTACAGCTTCGTACCCCTCAAAATTTTTAAATCCATTTTGTTTTAGGAATTCTGCTCGATTAGACATTTCTTGTACAAGTGCGGCACTAAAATCAGGATATTGCTTCGCATCTTCGATCACAGTATAGCCTTTGGAGCGAAACGGAAAGAATTCTAGCCCATTCTTAAAGTCCACAAAATACATCAAGACGTTTTTTTCCTTCATCTGCCGGATGATATTGTTGATAGTGGCTGACTTTCCACTATTGGTAATTCCAACAACCATTACATGAGGCTGAGCAACAAAGTCCCAATAGACGCTTCCTTTAACATCTTTCCCGAGTACGATTTTTCTCCATTCCTTGGGAGTTGGCGCTTCATTGTAGGTCACAAGGGAGGGTAGTGTTGTTGTTATCAACTCTATTGCTGTTACTCCAACCTCCTTATAATTAGCGTGAATTTTATAAACCCTTTTTCGAACTAAACTTTCTATGACAGCTTCTCGCTTGGCATACTCGTTTGCAGGAATCCCTTCAATTCGGAAAATATGCCATTCTGTTGCGCTGTCCATCCTATACTCAGGCGAGGAATAAGACGCTTTAGAAAAATTCTGCTCGATAAATCGCCTCCAAATTGCATCAAGCGGATTGTCGGAGGCCGCTTCCAGAACATAATCGTTATTTTTCGGAACAGGTTGAACTTCATCTCTCAGTACTTCATCATATCTGTTATAGCCTTCCACTTGCTTCTGCTGTAATCTCAGCTCATGGAGTGCAATTTTAAACTGCGCGACCTTTTTTAAATATTTGTCTTTCATTAAGTGCGCAGCTTGGAACTGAATATCCCCTAGTCTTTTTTGGAAAAAGTATTCAGCAGAAGTCCGATTTATCGCTCTAATAACAGGAAACAACTTGTAACCTTTGCGAATGCAAAGAATGAAAAAATACAGAGCAGCGACAGTACTTATCGGTATCCAATGCAATGGAAAATCAATGAGCCAATGGAGTGACATAACCGAAACCATAGCCACTACATAACCAACCAATAGCCAAAAAAATCGTAACCTGATGCTGGGAACACGCAAACCCAGTCTGAAAGCTAACCGAAGGTTCATAGGGGTTTGCGGCCATTTAGCCGATTCATATCGGCTGACTAACTGAACAGCCCAGTTAATCGTTTCCTGTGGGACTTTTCCGTTCTCGTACCATGCTTGATTAGATAAGTCAGCAAGTAAGTTATAAGCACGACTAAGATCGTTCCGTGCTGACTCTACCCAAATCTGAATAGTTTTCTTATTAATCCGTTCTTGATTATCTTGATAAAACCACATAACAAATCGTTTAACTCGCACTAGCCGAATGCTCTGTAGCCGTTGAATAAACATACGAGAGAAACTAGTACTTTTTTTAGCACATTCTCTTAGATGCTGTTTACTGAACATTGATCGTTCCTCCATAAAAATCAGCAGCTTACACAAAGGGCAGTTCCTGCTTGGCATCTGTAAATAATTGAATCAGTAAGTCATTCATTTCATGGTCATATAAATAAACCGTACCGTTCTCGTACCGCAAATAGTTTCCATTATGGGCGACTTTTAATAACTGATTCACTTCGTGTTCAGTGAATAAATGCCGAACAAATCTAGTTATATCTTCATATCGGAGTTGATTAGCCAGAGGGTTGTAAGTATCAAGAATAAATGAACATAAGCAAGCTACAAAAAGCTCTGCATTCTGCCGATTAATGAAGCCTTGAATACTTGTCGTGTCAGAATGGCTAATAAGCTTTCTAAATCGTTCTCGTAAATCCCCTGAATTTATTGCATTATGATTTGCTGGCTTTGACTTTCCGTTACCTAAAAACATCCAAGCTAAAATAACGATTATAATAAGCCAGCCTACAATTCCTGAGATATGATTCAAAGGCAACATCCTCCTGATTTCTCAAATGGGGCGTCTTAAACACGCCCCTATTCACTATTCGTAATAAAGCCACAATAAAGTTTTAATAGTCACTATGGATGTAGGAAGCCTTATTCAAGGCGCAAGGGGTTTTACAGCCGCTATGGGCGCAGGAAGCCTTATTCAAGGCGCAAGAGGTTTTACAAGCCACTATGGGCGCAGGAAGCCTTATTCAAGGCGCAAGAGGTTTTACAGCCACTATGGGCGCAGGAAGCCTTATTCAAGGCGCAAGGGGTTTTACAGCCACTATGGGCGCAGGAAGCCTTATTCAAGGCGCAAGGGGTTTTACAGCCACTATGGGCGCAGGAAGTCTAAGTTAAATGCAAATCAACGAATTTTCCGTATTGCTTCAAATATCCCATTTCAATAACTCCGATTCCGGTATTCCTTCCCTTTGCGATGATAATCTCAGTAATGTTTTTCTTCTCGCTATCGGGATTGTAATAGTCGTCTCGATACAGGAAGTCGACTTCATCTGCATCAAATTCAATCTGCCCTGATTCCCTTAAATCAGAAAGCATCGGACGTTTATCCTGCCGTTTCTCGCTGTTACGGTTAATGGCACTTATCGCTATAACTGGACAGTCATTTTCTAAAGCTATTTGCTTCAAAGAACGGCTAATGTAACCAAGTTCCGCTTCCCGATTAGGAAAGCGTTGGCCTCCATATACAAGTTGCAGATAGTCAATGTAAATGACCAAATTGTTATGTTCTCTTTTCAACCATTTCACTTTGTTTCGAATGCTTTGAATAGATTGTCCTTGCTTGGCAGCAATGTAAATGGGCAATTGGGATAAGAGGGAACGAGCCATTGTATACCTGTACCAATCTTCATCATCCAATAACCCGCTGCGAAGTTTTAACCTATCGATATGCCCTATCATCGAGATTAATCGATCTGTTAGCATTACTCCAGGCATCTCCAGACTAAATATCCCCGCTGCTGTGCCGCTTTTCGCTGCATTTAATGCTTCATTCAACATATAATCGCTCTTTCCGATTGAAGGACGAGCGGCTACAACTATCAATTCCCCTTTCTGTCTGCCCCCAGTGAACATATCTAATGCGGAACCCGCCGTTCTAACTCCGGTTAGTCCCTTATGTTGAACCCGACCTTCCATAATATCTTCATGGCCTTCAGCACTTTTGGCGACATGGATAAAGCCTTCCTCCGGTTCTAACTGGTCTGAGAGTTTAGTAACATCCTCAGTAATCTCCGTAAGGATTTCTTCGAAGTTATCCCCCTCAGCTATAGCAGACAAACTCTTACCAAGTGCTTGTTTCAAATTACGTAGTCGATGCTTTTCCAGTAAGATGTCCACATAATACAAAATATTAGTAGCTGTGGGTACAGAACCGGCAAGCTGTGACATATAAATTACGCCGCCAACCTCATCAAGCTTCTGTTTTTTCTGTAGGGCTTCCGTAAGTTGAACAAGATCAATTGGTATGTTTTGTTCTGCAATCTCAAGCATTGCTTGATAGATCGTTCTGTGAGCTTTGTGATAAAAGGCTTGTTCTGGTGCTTTTTCACGAACAATATCAATTGATTTCGGCTCTAACAGGATTGCTCCAATAACAGCCTGTTCAGCCTCTAGGTTGAATAAAGGAGGATCAATCATGTATTGTTTCACCCTTTAATACTGCTCTGTGATGCCATTCCTCCATCAATTTGAGACGGTGTTGGGTTGCCTCTTTCAGTTGGAGGTAATTTGTGAGTTCTACATCCAGAGGTGGTTTTCTAATATCCGCAATTGTTGGAGGATACTTTTCAGAATAAACATGGTGACGTAAATTACTCAATGCAATTTCAAACGAGAAATCTTCCAACATATTGTGCCAAAAAGCCATTTTAACTTCATCAATCGCAAAATTTTGATAAGCATTATTGATAATCAAGAATAGTTTGTTAAGTTCATTCCTAGTCATCCGGTTCCTCCCTGATCGTCCGAAGCAACATTTCATTTTGCCTTTCTTGACGGCTCTGATACCGGCTTGGCTGTTCCCTCATTGCCGGGGTTGTCTTAGTAGTATTTAAAGTTCGCCAAGAATCCAAAACAGGTCGCTCATAGTATGCAAAACTATTAACGGTTTCGCCGCGTTCGATTTTTTTAGCATAGGCTTCTTTCATGCGCTGGATAATAAAGTGAGTAGGGATGGCGTTTAACGAGAACATTTCCATGACCTCTCTATCCTTTGCACTCAGGCTCCTTTTGCCATGTAAAGAGCAATATTCACGTTCAACAGTTTCATACGAAGTTGCTCTATAACCAGCAATTTCTGTATTCGTTTCTTTATTACTTTCTTTAGGGATATCTTCTCCCTTAGAGCCATACGGCTTCGCTGGGCTTCCGAGTAATTGATTCGATAGCTGTTCTTCATTTTCGTTAATCAATTCGATAATCTCGCAGTTCTCATTTCGGGATTCAGCATAAATGTTATTGTTTTGAGATTGCTTTTCAAGGTTCAATCGGAGTAGTTTTTGAAACCCTTCATTCTCCCAACCACTTACAATTTCAACATCCCAATCCTGAACATTTTCGTTTATAGAAAAGGTACATTCGGCCTTATCCCACATAATCACATTCTGTTCGACCAAAGTATTCAAAGCCTCTTTAACATTCGTTTTTCCAACTCCGCATACTGCGAAATCTACGAGTTTGGGAATGAAGGCGTATGAGCGCTGACAACCAGACGATAAACGCATTATCAATAATAAAATGCTCATCTGCCTTTTTGTAAAATTCCTCTTAATAAGTTCCTGATACACGTGGTTGTAAATTGCTGTATAGCCAGCACCATTGCGCCTCACTCCCTGACTATTAAACAACAGACTCCTGCTGGTTTATCCAGCTTGTCAACGTCCCCAATCGAAACTTAATGCTCCCATTAACCCGAAAATGCGGGATCTCTCCTTTACCTACAAGCCGGTACATTGTTGCCTGAGAAGTACGCAAAATCTGCGCGGCCTCCTTAACAGTAAGAATCGTGTCATTTTCTAACAGAACGTAATTGTTCATGCTTAAGTTCTCCTTAATCCGTTTTTATTAGGGGCTATACTATCCCCCTTGGCAGTATTCTAATTTCGTTTCACTATAATTGTCAACATTATTATTTTAGTTACTTATTAGTTACATTTATTTCACTGATTATTATCCAACTTTCAAATAATGTTGATAAAATGAGTTTGTGTGTGCTACAATTCAGTTAAATAGAGGAGGTGATAAATACAAATGGACATTCCAAATGAGCTAAAAATCGGGGCGACGATAAAGAAGTTTCGAAAGGAAAAGAGAATGAAACTTATCGAATTAGCTGAACTCGCGGGCATATCTCACTCTTACTTATCGCAAATCGAAAATGGAAAAAAACAATTACCCTCGCGAAAAGTGTTAGAACAAATCGCTATTAATCTGCATGTTCCTTTTCATGAATTCATTGAAGAAGCAGGAGGTTCTTTCCTTGATGAATCGCCAGATGATGGGGATGAAGAACGCGAACACAATGCAGAAATACAACTTACAGACTTTCGTGAGTTATCAGACTATCTTCAATACGTTTCTGACATTAAATGTGATGGCGTATTGGTTTCAACCTCGCAGAAAGAACAAATCCTTGATTTCGCAAGATTTTTAATGACAAAAAAGGGGGATATCATTTAATGCCTTCAATCGAACAAAGGGGGCACGCATACCGGCTTGTTGTAGAAGCTGGGTATGACTCCAAGGGTAAGCGAATTAAACGCTACAAAACAATCCGTGTAGATCAGAAGTTAACTCCCAAGAAATTAAAAGAATACCTGCAAAAGGAACTTCTTGCTTTCCAGAGTGAAATTGAAAGTGGGACTTACATTGCCCCTTCCCGACTAACTTTTGAAGCATTTGCTGTAACAGAATGGATTCCAAAGTATGCAGAAAAGAAATTCAGCCCACTGACGCTCTACACCTATACGTACCATTTGCAGAAATCAATCTATCCGGCTTTTGGACATCGTCAATTACACGAAATTAAGACGATGCATATCGTTTCTTTTCTAGACGAACTAGAGAAGCGAGGAACATTAAGCGGTGGAACACTTTTATATATCTATAAAGTGCTGAAATCTGTATTTAACAAAGCAATGGATTGGAAGTTGATTCCCCTTAACCCCATGATTGGTGTTGATCGACCCAAAGCTGACAGAAAGAAAATGAAGTTTTATGATGAGACGAACGCACAGGCCGTTATAGCCGCTCTAGAGTTAGAACCAACTAAATGGCGACTTAACTTCTTGGGAGCTATGCTGGGCGGTTTCCGGCGCGGAGAACTAGTAGCATTAGAATGGCCTGAGGTTGATTTCGAATTGAATACGATTCGAATCATTAAGTCCATTTCCCTAACAGCAAATGGTGAAGCCCATGAAAAGCGGCCAAAAACAGAAATGTCAGAACGAGAGGTCGATATGCCTGATTGGTACATGAAGGAGCTACGCAAGTATTATGACGAATGGGTAGCTGAAAAAGAACTTCGTGGAGAGGATTGGCAAGGAGGGGATCGTCAATATGTATTTCACAATGGGGATGGAAAGCCTTATTACCATAACACTCCATCAATGACGTGGAGGCGATTTTTAAAGCGCCACAGGCTCCCAGAAGTTCGCCTACACGATTTGAGACATACAGCTGCCACTTTACTTATCGAGTCAGAGACAGACCTTAAAACGGTTCAGGAGCGGCTTGGACACACCAAGTACTCAACTACAGCCGACCTCTACGCTCATGTCACAAAGAAGATGAAAAAAACAGTTACAGATCGTTTAGAGAAATTTCGTCCCCAAACCGTCCCCAATGAATAATCACCTCTAAAGTATCTCCAATATTTTGCCCCCGGAAAAACAAAAAAAGCCCTGAGCATCAAGGCTTTCGAAGTTTATTAGATGGAGCGGGTGATGGGAATCGAACCCACGCTATTAGCTTGGAAGGCTAAAGTTCTACCATTGAACTACACCCGCGTATTAAATGGTCGGGATGACACGATTTGAACATGCGACCCCCTGGTCCCAAACCAGGTGCTCTACCAAGCTGAGCTACATCCCGACAAGTATTAAGTAAGTATTAGTAAAGAATGGCGCGGCCTAAGAGATTCGAACTCCTGACCTTTTGATTCGTAGTCAAACGCTCTATCCAGCTGAGCTAAGGCCGCACATTATGGAGCGGAAGACGGGAATCGAACCCGCGACCCTCGCCTTGGCAAGGCGATGCTCTACCGCTGAGCCACTTCCGCATGTTACTTTCGCTGTCGTTCGCTTTGTTTATCATCGCGGCGACAAGTAATAATATATCACCTTCGAAAACAAAAAGCAACTATTTTATAAAAGTTTTTTTAAGATGTATTTTGACAAGTAAAAAACCGCGCTGTTCCAAGCGCGGCTTACCGTTATTTATGCTCCCGCAGCAGTCAAAATACGTTCTGGCTGGGAGTCAGTCAATACTTTATCCGCAGCTGGCTCACCTGCCAGCGCGTAAGGCAGGCAAAGCGGTACGCCTGTACGCGGATCTGGAATGATATCAGCTTCGATATTAAATACCTCGCGCAAAATATCCGGAGTCATTACTTCAGCCGGGGTTCCTTCACCTACGACAGTACCTTTCTTAATCGCAACCATGTGATGAGCATAACGAGAAGCATGGTTCAAGTCATGCACAACCATTACGACCGTACGGTTGTTCAGCTCATTAAGCTTCTGCAGCAAATGCAGCACTTCCAGCTGATGCGCCATATCAAGGAACGTCGTTGGTTCGTCAAGGAACAAAATATCCGTCTCTTGTGCTAATGCCATGGCAATCCATGCACGCTGACGTTGCCCCCCTGACAATTGGTCTACAGGACGCTCGGCAAATTCACCCATGCCTGTCGCTTCAATTGCCCATTGGATAATACGGCGGTCTTCTTTTGTCAAAGAGCCAAAGCCCTTCTGATACGGGAAACGGCCATACGATACAAGCTCGGCGACTGTAAGGCCGTCCGGAGCTGTCGGATTCTGCGGCAAAATCGCAAGCTGCTTCGCCACTTCTTTCGTAGACTGCTTATGAATCGATCTGCCGTCCAGCAGTACACTGCCTCCAGATGGATGCATCAACCGAGCCATTGTCTTCAGGATGGTCGATTTACCAGATCCATTAGAGCCAACAAGGGCCGTTATTTTACCTTGAGGGATAGCAATATTTAAATTTTGAACGATGAGTCGATCATCATAAGCAATGTCCAGATTCGAAGTCGTAAGACGAATCATTTGACCTGCACGCTCCTTCCGATGCCGTAAGGCAGATCGTTTTCATTATTTGCGCCTAAAGCGCGTCCGTGATAACAATTATCAATTAACTAGGTATAATGATAATCGTTCTCAGATGCAATGTCAATGACAGAAATGTGATACTTGACCAAATAACATCGACATCCAGAGCAGCTCTGACAGAATCAAACCGTATTATTCGAGCTTAAACCCCTGCTTCTGCAAAAAAGAGCGCATATGAATCCGTACAGGCCCTGCTTTGGCCGCCATTGCTTGTGACCATGTTGTACCGGTTTTCCCGTTCGTTCTGGCCCTCATATAACCACTCAACGTCTCATCATAAGCATCAATGGCAGAGTCTATGATGTCATGCTTGTACGTATTCTCGAAATAAACGGCACTGCGCGGCAAACGCGGCCGGTCGAGCGGGGTTTGATCCGGCACACCTATACACATCCCAAATACCGGGTACACATGCTGCGGCAGCTGCAGGAGCTCCGACACCCGTTCCGGCTGATTACGGATACCCCCTATATACACAATCCCCAGCCCCAGTGATTCGGCAGCGACAGCCGCATTCTGAGCCGCTAGAGCCGCGTCCACTGTACCGATAATAAAGTTTTCCGTTGTACTTGGTATCTCGGCTTCATAATGTCGGCCTGCCGCTTGTTCCCAGCGGTACAGATCGGCACACCAGACCAGGAATACGGGGCTTTCTTCTACATAAACTTGGTTCCCTGCCAGTTTAGCCAGCTCGCTGCGCAGATCCTTATCCGTAATCCCAATAACCGAATAGGCCTGCATATTACTTGAAGTAGAAGCCTGCTGAGCGGCTGTTATAATAGCATCCAATTGCCCCGCGGTCACCGGGTCCTTCGTAAACTTGCGGATCGAACGATGCTGCAGCAATAAGGCGATTGTATCATTCATCTTGGATATCTCCCTTGCATATTAGTCATATGGCTAAAATGTAACACAAAAAAACCTTCAGGACATCTCCTGAAGGTTTGGATATTAAGTATGGTGCGCGTAGAGGGACTTGAACCCCCACGGTCGCCCGCCAGATCCTAAGTCTTAGGTGTTGGTATTTCTGTGTCGTTATAAGTGCGTTTCTTCTATTATAATGTATTTCGTCCACATTGTCTGTTTGTACATTTTTTTCTCTGTTTGTTAGCAATTTCGTTATCATTTTTGGCTGCCTCGAAGATGAAACTAATCAATCGCGGTTTGTTGAAATGTAGTGCTTCTATCTTATTTTAAGGCCAAAAGTCATCTTCGTACAAGCTGTATCCTGCATTTTGTAGTCCTTGAATAATTCTGCCTCGAGTACTCTGATTTAACTTACGGCCTTTTGCAGAGCATGCAGCTGAAGCCGTATTCTTATCCAAGCCGCATAACTCCATAAGTTTAGCTTGTCCCCCATGCCCCCACTTGGAATCAACCCATTCACCGAGAGGTGATCTCTCCTTACCTAATCCACTCATAAGCCTCCGCCTCCTAATATCAAAGGTGGACAGGAAAATCAACTTTTATACATAGATGGCGAATAAATGTGGAATTTTGTACGAGCCGTCTCCCATACCTATGTATCATACAACAATCAGACGGGAGTGAGACAAATGTCGGCAAGGTGTAAGAGAAAACTTGAAGCTCGTCTACGTGATGGCCGGGATGATGATCTTATAGCAGCCATCTCGGATATTAGGGAAGGTGACATGTCGGAGCTGGTGCGAGATGGAATGCGACTTATGTTGGGGATCCGGACGAAGAAATGCATTGAGGTACATGAAAAACAGTTGCTTGTCCCACCGCCTCTTGGGCAAGCCGATCAGAAAGGGGCTGCTGCTCCTACAAAGCCCATGCTTTTTAAAAAGCAGATTTAAAAAAAGAAAAACCGCCGCCAGATTCGCTCCAGCAGCGGTAATATTTTGAGTCGACGCTATGCAACGCGCTTTACGTTGTTAGCGTATGCCGCCCCCATACCAATAATGCCTGTACAGGAGATGATTGTATGAGTAGCATTATTAAGCCTGTCTCGTTTAACAATAACAACCCTCTTGAGGCTGAGATACTTGATCATGTAAAACGGAGGAACTTCAGCGGATATGTAAAGAAATTGATTGCTGCGGATATGAAGTTTCAAGAAGTCGGCAATGCAACACAGCCAGTTCCGGAAAAGCTAACAGCTGCAGAGCGGTTGGAGGAAATGAAAAAGCGTGCCAATCCAGCAGCTCGCAAAAGATAACTAGCCGCCATTGCGATCCAAGGAGGTTTTACTTATGCGTGTCAACTATTGTGTCAAAGGTCATGGTATCATCAAAAGCCGATCATTTGGGGAACCAGCTGATATCGTACTGCCTGCAGATTTGGTGAGCAATTTGACCTACAAGGATGTAAAAGTAATCGGCAATGTATTCACATTGTCTGCTGCCACACTCTGCCTTCTCCTACCAAAGATCGCCTTTGCTGCTGCAGTCGATAGCACCTTCGGAAATGTTCATGGAGCAATCATGAATGGATTCGATGCCGGTGTTGTGCTGGTTATCATCTTTGCTGGCGGAGCCTGGGCACTTGGCCATCGCTCCAAAGCCCTTGAAATCTTGCTTGGTGTTTCCTGCGGATATATTTTAGCCAGGCATGCGGTAGATATTCGCGATTTCCTGAGAGGCATATAAGGAGGCGATGCTCATGAAATTCACACTTTTGAACGGCATTCTTCAACCTGACGGGGTTATGGATAAAATCAACCGATTTAGCGATAAGGTAATCGACAAAGAAAAAGGCATGCTTGAAGCAGCCGCCCATCCTGTATGGACATGGGTGAAGGAGCAATTAATTGATCTGGGCAACTGGGTCGTTGCGAATATTCCGGACATCATGGGTTACGGTGCCATTCTTGCTGCAGTATGCGTAATCTTAGGTGCTGCAGCTGGCAAAGGCAAATACCTGAAGCCGCTCGTCATGTATGGCATTGCATTTATCATCGCCATTGTTGTAAGGGGTGGTGCTCATGGATCGTGAATCGATCATACGCAAGGCACATAAGGCATTCTCCCTGGCTGGCGATGACCCCCGCACTCCGGAACAACTTGAAGCGTATTCGAAGGGCCGCGCACTGCTTTCCAAGTTGGCAGCCACTGAGCTCAGCTTCGCGAACCGAGTAAAGCTGCTCCCCTCTCCTTTCAAAGCGGAAAAACGGGCATTCTGGAGCCGTGATCGTATCCAGACCATTCCGTGGAGTGAATTCTTTAGAGTCGAAAAAAATGAAATGGTAACATACCGAATCACTCCCCACACGAATGTGACCAACAATAACCGGCGCTTGTGGCGTGCCATCTATCAGATGTATGCAATGTATGAGCGGCCAGGCAGCCGACTTGAGCGTGACGGCCTGCGCTTCCGATTCCGGGAGCAGGATGCGTTCTGGTTTGATGTTGTCTTCCGGCATGACAACGGAGAGCGAAAAGTCGAATTCTATGTTACGACATCTCAATTTCAGGCAGATAAGCTGAAACGGAAGATTGAGAACAAGATGGATGTAACCATCCATACTGCGGATCCGGAGGCGCTGCGCGTCCCGGAAAAGAACACAATTATCCAGGAACTCCGGTATCTGAAGCACGACATCTTCTCGCTGAATACAAATTCAAATGATACTAAAACACCGATAGCCGCTATCCTTAACACGATCGATGAGTTGCAGTTTGACGGAGACTTTGCACGTCTCAGCATCGCGGCCGAAGCGGAAAACCGACGTAAATGGGTGAAGTCCGCGAGCTGGGCTATGGAGAAGATTAGTAAAGGTAGAGTACCGCAGCGTGCAACAGTGGACAGTAAGAAGATCTCGGCTACTGGCAGGACAGTTTTTGGTGCTGCTATCAATGAGATCAATGACCTCATAACCGATTTGTTCCAGGCGGTGAGCAATGCCGTATTTAAATCAGAGAAGAAATTTGAGAAAGAAAAGGTCATCAACAAGGCGTTTAGCCTGGAGGACGAAATCCATGTCAGGCGGTTAACCGGCGCAAGCGCGGAAAAGCTTAATCAGCCAGTTTTCAAGACGCACATCCGTGTGGTCACTCACTCGCAAGATCGATTTACTCGCGAAGTCATGGCGGAGACGCTCGGCCTCGCATTTACCGAACTGGCCGAGAACAACGAGCTGCAGGCTTATAAAGTCCGAATCGGATCCCGGCATTACGAGATCATACAGGAGATGAATAGCTTCCGACTCTCCATCCGATCCCGCAGCAACGGCAATGTAAATCTAATCTCCACCGACGAGCTCGCAAAGATTGCTCTGCAGATGCCAAATGCGGAATTACAGCGGCGGTATGATGCTGAACTGAAGACCAATCGTAAAGTTGAAACGGATGTTCCGTCAGCACTTCGGCAAACTGGCGGGATCTACCTGGGTGAAGCCGAGCAGAGAGATAAGTCTACTCCCGTCTACATGCCAATGAATAATCCGGATGAATTTTACCGTGCGTACACGTTTATTGGCGGGCAAGGAGCCGGTAAAGATACGGCTATCAAGAACTGGGTTGTAGATGGATGCCTAAATCATGGAATCTCAGCAATCATCCCTGAAGTCATTGTTGAAGACGGTGAGCGCGGTATGGCCGACGGGATCCGCGACAGCCTTCCTCCGGATAAGATTATTGATATCGACCTGGCTGACGAGGAATACATTGTGCCCATGGATCTGACGGAGGTAATCACTAAGCTCGGCCGCAAAGGTGCAAGCCGGTTCGGTGATGAGATGATTGACTTTATGCAGGTCGAAGGTCTGAGTCGATCACAGAAGTATCTGCGCGAAGCAGCCAAAGCCGCCGGCGGATCACTCTTTAATATCAAGCGGATACTTGAAGACGAGGATTTTCGTATGGACCGAATTGAAGAACTACAAAATGAAGGAAATGAACGGTTGGCCAATGATCTGATTTCCTGGGGAACACAAGATGAGTTGGGCAGTAAGACTGATCCAATCCTCAACCGACTCGATATGTTCTTCGGTAACGATACGTTGTATGACGTCTTTGCGCAACCGCCAAAAGCCGAGGTCAATTTTGCGAAGTGGATGTCAGAAGGCAAAGTCGTCATCATCCGGATCCCGAATCGTAAACTCGGGGAGTTGGCAACAAAAACACTGGTACATTGGGTCGTACTGAAGGCATTCATGACGCGCATGCTGATGAGTGCAAAAGAAAAGGAAAACGGCTGCTTCATCGTCTTCAACGAGCCCGAGCAGTATTCCAGTGAAGGATTGACGAAGCTCATGGGCCGGATCGGCACTGAGGGGCGGAAGGAGCGTATGGGAAGCTTGTACGCCTTCCACCATTGGAACAAGCTGCCGCAGTCGCTCCAGGAAAACCTGCAAGGCGGCGGTGTACAGCAACTGCTATTCGCCAATGACCACCTGAAAACATTCGAGTTATCGAAGCACCGCATAGAACCGACCATTACTGTCGAGGAAGCTGCAAGGCTACCTGTTCACCATGCTATCATTTCGGTACGTGCCGGCGGCGAGAGACAAAATGCATTCGTTTGCCACATGGCACGGCCCGCTTCCAAGCGCTTCCTGCAATATGACAACTCATTTCTGACAAAACGGCATGCACGAATGTACGGTCGCTCATGGGAAGAGTTACAAAAGGTAACAGGATAATCAGCATATCACGGAGAATTCACCTTCAAAAAGGAGGTAGGTCAAATCAATGGACGTTGAAGAGTATTTCGGGCAGTACGTTAGAATCGAACTGGATACCGGGGATGTACACCAAGGTGTGCTCGAGGAAGTTAAAGATGAGGATGTAACTGATTATGTGCGGATCAAGAGCGGTAGTGAATTGTTTTTGATTCCCATCGAGGACATCATTAAAATTACAGCACCTCATCTACATTAAGCAAAAAGCTCGCTAACCGAAAGGTCAGTGAGCTTTTTTTTGAAGAGGAAAATATTCCCCTTGCATAACAAACGTACGTTCGGTATATAATATTATGCGAACATACATTCGTATTTGTATTGGAGTGGGGATTATGGAACGTGTCATTATGCTAATTGACTGCCAGTCGTTCTACGCGTCCGTCGAAAAGGCCGCACATCCTGAATATAAAAACCTTCCGGTCGTTGTGGCCGGCGTTCAGGCATTATTCTTGCAGCTTGCCCTATTGCGAAGGAGTACGGCGTCAAGACTGCCGAGACCCTTGGCGAAGCGCTTGGCAAATGTCCGCAGCTTGTCATCATTAGACCCCGCATGCAGGCATATATTGACGTCTCGCTTATGATTGCCGACATCTTTCGTTCTTACACTGATCTGGTGGAGCCATTTTCCATCGATGAGCAGTTCCTGGACGTTACCGGTTCCTTGGCTTACTTTGGCACACCGGAAGAGATTGCAACGCAGATCCAAAATAGGATTATGATCAGCACCGGCGTTTGGGTTCGGGTAGGCATCAGCTCCAATAAAATACTGGCCAAGATGGCAACAGATAACTGGGCAAAAAAGAGCGCGACCGGGCAGTTCACGCTTCCAAAGACAGAAGTGAAATCCCTGTTGTGGCCGCTCCCTGTTAACAAAATGTTTGGTGTTGGTTCGCGGATGACCGCGCATTTTCATCGGATGGGGATTGCAACAATTGGCGATCTCGGCAACCTTCCCCTGCCCGATTTCAAGCGCAAGCTGCGAGCGCGGATGGGCCGCAACAGCGATATTCAAGCGGAGCTGCTCTGGCAAACGGCGAACGGGATTGACCCGAGCCCGGTAAAACCAAGCACGCATGATGCGCAACAAGCCATCGGTCATCAAATGACGCTGCCCCGTGATTACAGCAAGCCGCAGGAAATAGATGTTATTTTGCTCGAATTGAGTGAAGAAGTATGCCGCCGTAGCCGCGTCAAAGGGTACATGGGCAACGTTGTATCTGCAGGCGCACAGGGCGCGGATTTTGATCAGCCATCCGGCTTTTACCGACAGATGACATTACCTGATCCGTCCAATATCACGAAGGAAGTATTTGCTGCAGCGCGAGCAGTATTTTACACTCATTGGGACCAGCTTCCCGTACGAAAGATAGGAGTCACACTCTCGAAGCTGGTACCCGACGATCAATATCAACTAACCTTGTTCGGCAACAGGGAAAAGGAAAGAAAGCTGGATCGCGTTACGGATGCGATCAGAGATAAATTCGGAGCGACCGCGATCCTCCGGGCGTCCTCGCTGCTCGATTCAGCCCAGGCCCGTGAGCGCAGCGTCAAAATTGGAGGGCACTACAAATGAGCAAGAAATTGCAAGGAAATGGCCGTTGGGAATCCAGTCGTATGATGCTGCCGGAACATCGGGAGCAATACTTGGAGCGGAGTAAGCCTGCTTCCGGGCCTGCCCCCGTCCCAAGCAAAGAGGATATTGATCTTATCCGGGACTATGTCCTGCTGCCCATGGTCCTGACCATCGTGGATAAGAACTGCAGAGACATTGATGTATCTTCATATACAATGAGACATTTGTTTACGAAAGCCTCGCGTGTCTTAATGGGATATGTCCACAATGATCTAAACGCCGTCCGCAAGGAGCTGAGGGACCGGAATATCCGCGTATTCCTCGAAGAGAGCGACAGCGAGCACGGAACGATATATTACAAGTTTAATTACCGTGGCTATGAGAGTAGTTTCTCCATGGCCCGCGATGCTGCCCGGGCCGAGATCAGTAAAAGCATCAACAAATATATTCAGCGGACGTTCCTGCCAACTTAACACAAACAAAGTCCATCGATCATTGGTCAGTGGGTTCTTAATTATTCGAAAAAGACTAATTAGGAAATTAAAACCTCACATGCCAGAATTAACAATTTGTTCCCATGTTGTTCGGTTGTGAAACACAACCAAGTGGGGTATATTAATAACAGAGCAAGGGAAAACAAGTTTGGGAGGATGATCCAGAATGGCAAAAGCAACTGCACATTGTACTTGCGATGAATGCGGAGAAAGCTTTGAAAAGACAACTACAAAGCCTAATCGCAAGGAAGCTAATAGTTGGGAGGAATGGGCGGTTAAAAATTATAATCAGTGCCCAAAATGCTGGGGTGCAGCACAACGTGCCAAAGAGGCAACTGCCCCACTTGCTCTAGTAGTCAATTGCGATCCGTACGGACAGAGGATCATCCTCCACTTCGAGGGCAACACGATAGATCGCAAAGACGAAATTAAAGCACTTGGTTACAGATGGGACGAGTTACCATCCGTAGGCACTTTTGGTTATATGTCGATAAAACGGGGGCCGCTTGCCTGGTATCTCATTATTGATCTCGAGCAACTGCAAATCGAACTGGATAAAGCCGCTGATCTGCAGGCCGAGCTGAAAATTAGAATGACCGACCTTGACGTAGCATTATACAGGGATATTAAGACCCGGAATGACGCACAGCAAGCTGAAGAAGCAGCTAAAAAGGCAGAGATTGATGCCAAAAAGTCTGCAATCCCTCGCCCGAAAGTTCCTGAGAAATTGGCAGGAACAAAATGGAATCAACGGATATACGGAAAAATAGGGGGATACCGCATTTATCCAAACGGGGTAGAGGTTAAGTTGACTGATTCTGAAGCGGATGAGGTTAAAGCGTACCTCATCGCAAAAGAAGCATATAGGGCAGCCATCGAAGAAATAAAATAAGTATGGATCCCACTTCAAATGCTTCCCTATGCTCTATAGATCAATATAAAATCTACAGTAAAGGAAAGATAGCAATGCCGAAATTTGATGAGTTTAGCCCAATAAACTCCATGATCATTGTTTATGATGGCATGGAACTGAGGACTATTGCAGATCCCATAGTTTCGGACTCAGGTAAAGAGTATATTGCTACCGCCGTTGACGCTGAAAATAACCAGTATGAGATCCGTTGGAACGTAATCAATTTTGATACAACCGATGAATCTGAGGCCGCTGATTGGAACGCTCCGGCCTCGGTAGAACTGGCTAAAGTAACCCCTCCCCTTGAATATGTTGGAGCTACTTGGATTGCCCGTCTATGGGGTACCACACAGCAAAACGTATCTAAGTCAGGGTTAGCAGCATTAAAGCCAAATTATCGCGGTACAATGATCCGACCAGACGCTATATGTGATGGGAAGCTATTGTGGTTGAAAAGTCGATTCGAGGGGGATGTTGATGAAAAAGATCACACTATATAAATGGGAAAATCTTCAGTGTGTAAAAGAATGGGATATTAGATTTGGATACTCAACCGAATTTTGTGGCAGGTACGGTTTTGTCGACTGTGATCAAGGCACCGAGTATATAATTCCGGAAGGGTTTGAGTTATCTGAAAATGTCGGCGGAGAACTTTGTTGGTACGATTCGAAAGGTAAAGTATTTGAGCTTAAACACTATAACGGCAGACCGACACTTGAAGATGCATACTCACGGGTTGATTTCATACAAATGCAATAAGTTGAAAACTCTCCTATTATACTCTATCGCCAGCGGGCGTTAACTACAGGAGGAATACTATGAAAAAAGCGATTTACATACATACCAATGCGTATGATATGATCCTGATGCCGGATGGTACATTTGTGCAAGTCGATACAAATGTGATGTTGGATTACTTAGATCAAATGTGGTTGATCTCCGAACCTATGTTTGCAGACTGGCATGGTAATGATCGTTGGGATGATTTTGCAGGAACTATGGATGAAGCAGTGGAAGTTTTAACAAATGAAGGAGCTCAAGCTCTCGCATATTTTGAGGGTCATCATCTGGAAGTGGTAGACCAGCAACGTTTTGTTGAGCGTATCCAATTTTATGGAGTTACACCGCCTAGCCAACTATGGATTTCAAAATAATCTATAAGGAGTGTTTTTGTGAGACAATTAAAACTCAAAGAAACTCTAGCTGATATGGATGTTATCATATCACCTCAAAACCCCGCGGTGGAAGTCGGGTTTGCAAAAAACGGTAGGGGACCGCTTACCGTCTGCATAACAGATATACCTGATGATGTAACAGATATTGAGGTACTCCGAAAATACAGGCTAACCATATTTATGAACGGCGAAAATGCAAATTATACGTATCCTTACAGCGATTTAGATCCTGGTAAAATAAATTGGAAGTAAAACAAACTACGTGACACCTATCTTAAAAAATGAAAAGCCCGACAGCCGAATTGGCCGCCGGGCTTCTATTATTGCTCCTTCTGTCCGCTCACCTTCCGTAGCTCGTTCGCTAACCGATTAAACTCAGAACCGTTTGCATTGCCTACGATCATATATGCTGCTGATAAAAACTTGATCACCTTATTGGCATCCTCTGGTTTTAACATGTAATCCTCCTTCGCTGGTGCTTCCGGCTGTACATATTTATTATAGAACGCCACTTCCATGGCATTGATATCGACATTCCCCGTAATCCCCTTCACACCGCCGGTTGAGGTGTACTGGAACACGGACCACTTATCCCATGTGCTGTTCTCCATGGGAGTGTTAACACCATAATGAGCAACCCAAAGCGGCCAAGCGGATAGTTGCTTACCAAGGTAAGTCTTGGCAAAGCTGGCCCCCGCATAGATCATGACAGGATGCCCGGTCAGCCGCTCTACCTCCTGCAACCAAGCTTCACACCATGCAGTCAACTTGGCAGCACCGACTGATGACGCCTTCCCTTCTACATCCAAGATATGTGGAAAGTCTGCTTTATAGCCTTTCACAGTGCTGGCAAACTTAGCAGCTTCGACGATGGCTTCATTATTCTCCGGATGGGCATAATGGTAGAAACCGATAGGCAGTCCAACCGTAGCAGCCCCTTTGGCATTAGTCGCAAACTTATCATCCAACTCCGTCCTGCCTTCGGTCGCTTTGATCAAGACGCCCTGTACGCCATCAGCTTTGACTGCTGCCCAATTGATCACGCCTTGATGATGAGATACATCTATCACTTTTACGTTACTTGCTGATTTGCTCTGCATCCTTGGTTCCCTCCTTACCTTGCTTAAGCAGCTGATGTGCGTATACCGATACAGCGCCGCACAGGATGCCCTGGAAAATCGAGTCGGGCGATACTCCCTGCAGCCAAATAACAACGACGATTGCAAAGGCTGTGACGATATAGATGATCGTCCAATCCGGTACCCGCGGCGTTTGCTTGAGCACATACCCCAGCACCCAACAGCAGGCTACAACAACCAATAATTTTGGATCAATAAAAGTAATAAGAGCATTCCAGTCCATATCTGTTAACCTCCAATTTTAGATTTAGCCCATTCGTCCAACCTGTGATGTGCTGATTTGGCCGATTCTTCCACGCGAGTAACACGTTCGGACAACTGATCAAAGCGTTGTCCTTGAATGCGCTGCTCCACTCTGACATCGTCTACGCCGCGTTTGATGTACTCTACATCAATCTTCAGAGCCGCATCATTGCTTGCATCTGCTTGGATATCCTGTCTGGAGGACCTCGCCCTCCCCATCCACCCCAGAATGATTCCACTCAATCCGGTCATAACGCCAATCATCGCCGTAAATACAGTCCAGCTCATATCCCCTTCCCCCCTTCCAAAACTAAAATAAGCCCCGATCGGATCGCGGCGGAGTCTATAGTGCGTGCCAATTAAGCTTAAGGTTGAAAGATTCAGTTACACTCGCATGATAGTTGTAAAACGTCAGCTTTAACGCAATGACGGATGCATCGTCAGGGCTCGGGATCAGATCCGCATCGTATAAGCAGGTGTATGACTTGTTCCAGACCCTAGGGCTTAAAATGTGTGGACCGTACGGGGACAGGTTCCTTTGTCCGGTGACGTGACCCTTTTGACCGTCAGCATCAACATAAGTAGACCAAACCGACCTCCCCAAGCCATCAGCATTGTTTGCCGCCTTACGACCGACAGTGAGCTGCGCGCCATACGTGTAATTGTCGTAGTCGGTACCGTCATCTATGGTAATCGATAGATTGACGCTCCGGCGGCCAGCTCCGACGGGGATATAATAAGTTTGGTACGTTTTAGCGGCAACACTAACTGCCAATACCTGTGCACCGTATGGAGATCCGCCCAGCGCAACCTCGCTGCTCCCATTGGCTCGGACTGCCCTCTCATCACGGAATCGGTTATCGTGGTAGATAATCTCCTTGAAAAGAGGATAACCGTTATCGTCATAATGCTTGCCATCCTGGAGCATTAGGTCCGGGTCTTGGATGCCGTAACCTACAAACAAATAGCCAATCCGTACAGCTGCGGCTGCAGGTGTAGTAGGGTATGCCTTGACTCCACCTGCAGATGTTCCTTGGCTCTCGTATTTAACGACTCCGTTATTATCGAGATACAGGAGTCGAAACTCCCATCCATCAATATCACCGACATTTGTACCCAACTGCTGATTTGAAAACCGGGTCTCCGGTATCTGCTTATACTGCCCGTCCGGCATCACGACTTCCATCGGGGCTACAACGACATCAGCTGATGGCCGGGTCCATAAATAAACCGAACCGCTGCTCAGAATTGAATAGCCAACCCCCGTTACTCCAGTGAAGGACGTCGCCGTCTTACCCGTATAGGAAAATTGTATCGGCTCATGAAATAACGGCTGCGGGGCTGTCTTGTCATTAATATAGGCGGACCCACTACTCGGAAAGCCTGTGGTAGACTGCACCGGGATTGTTGTCGCCCCTGCCGATACTGCTGCCGTCAACAGAGCTTGTACCTTTGTAAAAGTCCTGTTCTCCAGCCGAATTGTGCCGCCACTGTGAATCCCTTTGCCGGCGATAGCGTCCAGGCCTGTTTGAGTAATGGAAGTCCAGGTATCCTGTAGGGCTTGTCGTAAAACAGATAGTTTTGCCTTTAGATCCGCGAAACCAGCATCTACGGCCGTGCGTTCTACTGGTGTGACGTTGCTGTCAGCAGCAGCCGTATCAATTGCCGAGATAAGCGCCGTATAGGAGTCATCGTACGCCGTCTTGGCTGCAGCCAACGCCGCTTTAAGCGTAGTATTGGTAAGGTATAAGCTCGAGTAAAGCTTGCCATATTCGGCATCAACATCTGCCTTTTCGTTAGCAAGAACCAGCTTGTGCTCGCCAATCGCCTTTGCTTCAGCTGCTGTAATGACACCATCCATAAAAACGCCATCGAGGTACTCTTCCAGCTCATCCTGTGCCACCTGCAGTTCCTGCTGCTCTTGTGCGAGCTCTGCCGACCGGCGCTCATAATAAGCCTGAGCTTCTTTCACCTTTCGCCGATAAGTCAGCATGTAATCGCTTATTGTTCGCTCTCTGAAGTTCCCCAGGATCATCCGGGGCCGCTGCTTCTTGTCATATGGATACCGATCATGCTCATACAGCCGAGCTACAACATCGAATCCAAGTGGATCATCAACGATTCTAAGACTGTCACCAACGTTAACGCCAGCAATCCGCAGCGTCCCCACCTCATAAGTTACTCTCGGCAATTCATTTTCTGCTAAATACTTCTCCATAGCACTAAACAATTCAGCCTGGTTATCAATATCATTCCATTCCATCTTTGCTTCAAACGGCCGGATCGAACTGTAATACGAGGAATCGATATACTTTTTTATATGGCCGTTATATCCCTCAATTGTAAGACCGTCTTGTCCATATCCGTACAGCCTGGTTACCCGGTCCATGTCATTCACTTTTCGGCTGATGTTCTTCCGATTCTTCCGGTACCGGATTTCAGCTCCGGATTCCTCTCCCTTCCGCTTTGTGAAAGTAAGAGTAAGGTTGTCGTATTGAAGCTCAGCTTCAAAAATCTCACGGAGCTCATGCAACAAAGCCAGCCTGCTTTTCTCGCCCCAGTCAAAAATGTCCATTGGGCTGAAGGTGCCGGATACTGTGTAGGATACGGCTGTGCCGGCGAAAAGCCTCTGTAGCATATCTTCCGGCGTCTGGCCGGTCATGAAATCAATATAGTCGTCGTAGAATAACCGTCCAGTCTCAAAGAAGATATGATGTGCCTCAACATACTTGCTCGGCTTGCTGGAGCTGTCAGAGTCATCTGCTTCTCGTATGATAAACCGCTGGCCGTTCTCTACCTCATCCGGAAAGCGGATCTCATTACCGAGTTGCAGAGCATCGTACTTTTCTTCATCCCCCATACGTTTGCTGTAATTGAAGGAAACGTAGTATTCACCATTAAGCACTTCTCTGACTTTAACGGAAGAAGCGGCTGGCAAGAATGCCAACCGCTCCACAGTATCCCATACCTCTATACTCATTCGATAACGCCCTCTTCGACGGGATCAGGATCCGGTTCCGTAACCGGGTCCGGGTCGGGTTCGGAATTATCTATGCCTAGTACTGCTAGGACTGCTGGCCGCCAAACAGCCGGCACCTGATCAATTGTCATAAGACCGTTATTAATCCACGTCACATAAAAATTAACCATTCTTCAGCTCCTCCAATTCTGTTTTTAGATTCTGGATCTCCATAAAGAGCTGGACGTTTGCCATGCCCAGGGAATTTACCGTTTCGAGCAGCATAACCAGTGCATTGCCGTAATCATCAACGACAGGTGAAGCTTTAGGTTGGATTTGTGCCGGGTCGATGCCGCCTAACCGCAACATATTTTCCAGGTATGCCATCGGGTCTTGTGCTGATACTGGTTCCATCTTATAATCCACCTGCCTTTAACCGTGCATATATAGCAGCCACAGCGTTAATGTTGATCGATGCCATGGTTTTTAGATCAGTAACATCCTGCACAAGTTCCCCTTGGATACTCTTAGCCGTTGACTTGTACTCGACCTTAGCCTCGACGGCGTTGCAGGTGTATAAGTGCTTGTCCAGGACGGTGTAAACGACTTTGTACTTTGCGGTTTCGTCGAAGTCAGCTTTTGCGATATAGAACCTTTGTTTTCCATAGGCCTTATCATCTGCGACAATTGTCCATTTAGATAAGGGTTCTAGCTTGTCGTTTTTGTAAATACCTAAGAGTTTATCCAATCTATTTTTAAGAAGACCTGAGGGAAAATCAATACGATTGATGTGATAATTATCCGCTGTTGGTGCTGGCGTCACTTCCTCCACAACCGCACCCTCAAACAGTTCCACAACATTTCCTCCCGCTGCCAATGATAACGAGCCCACTGCTCCAACAATCGTCTCCTCAACTGGTTGCGCAAGTACATAATCAAGCATGGGCGGCGTGTACTCTACGGATGAATACCCGGTTGTCGGTACAGTTTGGACGTTTAATTCGACATCAAGATCAATGTAATCCGTGTATACGGTAGATGCTGTTGTACCGTCACTGGCGTCTGCGTAGGCGAGGAAATGCGCAAACCCGTTTGCATCAATCATTTGTCCAATCGCTGTGGGATCCCCACCCCATGCCTGAATTTTTGAAACAGATCCATTAGTATGACTAGAACCTGTCGTGTTCGTCGCCCATGCCGTGCCATTCCATCTTGCGACAGTTATCTTGTTGCCTGCAGGGCCTGATCCGTAAGCGAACAAATTGGCGGTAATCTTTCCGATGTTAGCCTTCAACCACGTTACACGATCCGCTATGGTTACGGCTGCACCGAATAACGCTGCCCCGTTGTGTTTACGAAGTACGTGTTCGATAAGGCTGATGGAATACATTTCTTTCGATATACCGCCGCTGTTGGTTGTTGTAGTGGTTGTAACTGAGCCGTCAAGAGCTGATAAATTTGAATAGCCATTTCCAAATTCAGTCCATGATCCTGTAGGCGCGATTAAAGTTGATGCGAAAGAGCTTTTTGCCATATGCGGATTTTCAACCACACTGCCCGCAATCTTCCCGACTAAATTAGCCTTTGGCGTAACAATCGGTGCGTAGCTTCTTGTCCCTGTTCCATCATACAACATTCCTAGTGTTCCGTTGTTTGTTATCCAACCGTTCATAAAGGCTGCAATAGATGATGAATTCGGGGTAAAAGATTCTGCCCAACCCGCTTCGGTATTTCTTATAGTAATGTACAACGTACCGTCCGAACCTATCGCCGCGCCATCTGCCGAACCCCAACTATTGCCCGTTGCTGTACTGCCGTCCACAAGTTTAATGCCGTTGTACTTAATTACTCGTAGTGATTGATTAATGCTGGAATGATAGGGAATAAATCCGGCGTTTGATCGAATACGTTTATAACCCGTGTACGCTTCCTGATGAGCCCAATTTGTTACATTGCCACTTAATTGGAGTCCTAAAATCCAACGTCTAAGCTTGTACCAAACATTTTCCCGCTCATACGCAATATCACGAACAGTACTATCAAGGTTGGATGCTAGGATCGTCGGCAGCCAGATATAATCAGCGTTGTATTCCTCAAACGAGGTTTTTATTGTTCCTAATTCAAGCAGCGGATCATCAAAGGTGACTGCCGATCCATCGTCAAGTGTTCCGGCCAATATAATTGATAACTTAACAACATTGGGAGGTGTCGTGAATGATTTAGTAAATTTCAGTGACGTAACATCTATAATTTGTTGAACTCCTGCTGAATCCAGACCGTAAACAGACATTATCCCATTCACATTAGAAGAGCAAACAACTGAACAAGTATAAGCCTGGTTTGGTAAGCAGGGCATAATGTATTGAATTCCTTGACCGCTCGAAGTGCGCTTTACCGTACCACTATAAGGGGAATTAATTGTCCACTTGTCCGCATTTAAGAGTGTCCAATTCGTAAACGGAGGGAACAGGTTCTTACCAATCTTATTAATCCACACACCTTGCAAATGCTTCACGCCGTCAACTGCTGATAATCTTTCAGCCAACTTGTCACCCGTAAACTCCGGCTCAACATCCACCTTGGCATAATCGGCAGCTGAAACCTCAAAAAGTCGAGCGGAATCTATATTAACATTAGTGGCATCAGATCCTAATGCCTCTATAACTATTTTTGTCCCTTCAACTCTACCAGTGAATTTCAAGCTACCTGTTAACCAAACACCCGCTGTATTGACGATGATGTCTTTCAAACCGCCGTACGCTGTTGATAAGCTTGCGTCTTTGTAGGTCAATCGAATATTCCCACCCAGAGAACTTCGTTGAACATCAACCAAAAATATATAATATTTTCCTGCTTCAGGGTTAATAGTGCATGATAGGTATCTGTTTCCGTTTGTTGCTGCTGTCGTTAACAGTTGTGATTTAGTTCCCGAAGTATATTTGGTAGTGTCTAAACTTTTGCTTGCGATATTAGGGCCAATTCCCCAGCCATCAGCCAGACCATCACCGTTGCTATCTTTTTCAAAATTACCATTGGGAATCCAATTGGTTAACGTCCGCCCATAGAACGTAACATCTGCTGGACTAGCTTGTGCTACCATAGTGGTTTACTCCTTTCTAAATGATATTTAGCCCGTGCTTAAGCGGAACCGACTGTGTATCCATCTCAAGCTGCTGAGTGTGAATCTCGCGGATAAGTATACCTGGGGTTGCTCTGGCAACGTTATCCGCACCCAACCTCATGTCATCAATAGCTGTATTACCGCTGCCTGATTGAGCTACTATGTTTGTCACTTGCGCTATCAGCTCATCCAGCCTTTGCTTTACGCTCTTAGCGGCATCATAGGAAATCTGTGTCGCTTGGTGTGCGGTACCGGCATTAGCATGCGCGTTATCGGCATTTATACGATTTTGCTCTTCGCTTGTGATAGCAAGTATACGCGCTGCCTGCTCTGTAAGAATCATAGCCAACTGGGTAGCCAGATCGGCATCGGCTTTATCCCAGTTTCGGTTATGTCGGTTTAGGTTTTCTGAATCCAGCTCTTTCGTAATGATTTCAAATCGTCCCATTGATCATATTCACTCCTTCGTCAGTACAAATAGGTATGCCGAAATAAAAAAGCAACCGTGCATGAGCCGGTCGCCGTAATCGTAAAACTATTTTCACCCTCGAGGAGCCGAGGGAATTTGCCATTAAACACTGCAGAGGCATTGCCTCCGTTCTTCCGTACCGTCTGCTGCAGCGGTGCACAATTAATCTCGATTACATCATTCACCCCGTTGGTCACACTCAAGCTGAAGGACTCGCCCGTAGTAGTGTTGGTTACGGTAATGTTGGATGCTGCTCCAGTAATCCGGATGATCGGATAGGCTGCTTCGGTGCCAGCATGATATACCGCAATCGTGCTCGGAAACACCGACAACGGGAATGAATAGGAATCGCCTATCCGGAGGCCCATTCCGTACAAATAGCCCTGGCCGTACTCCAGTGATCCAGTAGAGTCCTGCACGCTCTCTGCAAATGGATTGAATGCTTTGAACGGCAAGGTGAAGGTGCCAAGCTGGCCGATCTTATCCGTAGATATTGATCCGTTATATTTCGCCATCCACCGTTTGCCCGGCATGCGATCCAGTATGAGCGGTTTGACTCCAGCCTTTGCATTAAATATCTTTGCCATCTGCTGCAGCTTCAATTGGTAGTCCAGTTCGTCCTCCGTCACTAGCATCACTTCGAGTGATATCGGCCTTGGTCCGTACTCAGTAGCAATATCGACGGAACCGTCAAGTCCCGGCAGCTCCTCCTCGATCTGCCGGGTTTCCGGAAGAAATGGGATGTCTGCTTTGGTCAGCAGCAGGCCGAGTGAAGAAAAGGATACGCCGCCAAATGTTGCCCCGCCATTGTCTGTCAATCCACTCGCTCCCCTCTCGCCAGCAGCTGCCTCGCAATTTGGTTTTGCTCCTGATGATAAGTTTTCAGATCGACATCGTCCTCCAGGTACACATCCCCGCTATGTTCAATGAGTGGACCGTAGTAGTTATTAGCGATTTGTGGCTTCCCGGAGGAACCGACCAAAGTGCCCAATTGTTGCGGAGTGAAGACATATTCGTTTTGGCGGATAATCGCGTTAAGCTCGTCCGGCATTAAAGTATCGCCGGATCTAAATGTACTGCCGTCCGTGTTCCTGCCTGTGTGGAACAATGGCGTGCCGTCCTTGGAAGTCCATTTCCCCGTGTTACTGTTGTATGACGCGCCGATTGAAGAACCCAGCTGCTGATTCGCGGCCTCGAGCTTCTTCTTTTCCTCAGGCGACGCGTTATGCCAGGCTGCAGCATTTGCCTCCATCTGATTGGTGACACTGCTATTACCGGAAGGAAGATCCGAATAACCGGCCATGATGCTGTTATACTCGGACATAAAGGATTGCAACTGCGAAAGTATCTTTTGGTTGGTCGTAGAAAACGCGGCGAATCTGCTGTCCTCAGTCAATTGGTATAAAGCCCTCATGTCTCCCGAGTAGCCTTTAACGACATCAATAATGTCGTCGTACCAGGACTCAATGTCATCCTTTTGCTGATCGAGGGCTTTCAGCTGATCGTCCCGTTCCTCGCTAAGCCTGCGTTTCTCATCCTCCAGATCCATTTTCCTAAGCTGTTCCTTAAGCTCGTTAAGCTTCTTCTGCCCTTTTTCAGAGGTCGCATACTGGTATTGTTGGATCTGCTTGAGCAGATCATTGCGCTCTTTGGCGCGATCCGCTTCGTCAAGAGCATCCGTCTGGTCCTCGTAGTACTCCTCGATTTCCTTCCGACGCTCTTCGAGGGCGTCCAACTCCGCTTTCTTCTGTTTTTCAAGCGATTTGACCAGATTGTCCGTCAATTCATCAATCAGCTTGTCCCGCTCTTCAGCTGCTTTCTTCTGAGCAGCAGCTTCCAGTTCAATCAGATCCATACGCTGCTCGTACATTTCCTTGTCAGCCCGCTTGTAATACTCGCTGTCCTTCTCATATCGATTCCGTACTCGAGTCCACGCGGTCAGCTGCATCTGAGCAATCTCTTCCTTGGTAGCGCCATTTTCCTTCAGGCGTCGCTCTTCAGCCTCGATCCACTCGGAGGATGCTTGGAACTGTTTCTGCTCTGCAGCCTCCTTATTTTTCTGGAGGGTTTCCTCCCGAGCCTGATCCGCGGCAGCCATCTGCTTCTTCAGTTGGTAGACCCTGACTTCCAGGTCCTGCCGGATATCTGCGTTTTTCTTATAACGCTCCTGCAGCCGCTCCAATGCGGTAAGCTCCTGCTGCTCGGTCATCTGATTGAGTGTGCGCTTAAACTCAATATATTTAAGAGATGCCTGGTACTGGTCACTCTGGATCTCGGAGAGAGTCTTTTGGACTCCTTTCTTACCTGTATCCCCTTTGTCCTCTTTGGCTGGATCATTCGTAGATGGAGGATTAAATTGATCGTATTTCCCCGCCGTAATATCTGCAATCGCTCGTTCTGCTTCCAATATCGCGGCCTGCTTTTGATTTATTTCATCATAAGTAGCCTTTTTAGCGTCATCAAACGCTTTTTGTGCTTGCTTATCAACAAATCCAGCTACAGAGGATGGCAATAAACTAGATGCTTTAGGAGTGCCCTGTTTTTCAAAGGCTTCCATTGCCGGCAACTGAGCCTTCAAAATGTTCAGCCGGGCTTCCGCTTCCCTTTTCGCGGTTTCAATCCGTTCCTTGGAACCTTCGGCAGCTGCTTTTACCGTTGCCTCTTCCGCCGTTACATACCCCTTGAGCGTGTCTGTATTTTTGATATGCCACTTACCCTCTTCGTCGAGTAGCACGTTCAGACCTGGATACTGACGCTTCAGCTCTTCAACTACGCTGGCCAGCTTTGATTTGTCGGAAGCAGAAAGCCTCTCCTTCTTACTCAGGTCATCGTATTGCCTCATCAGTTGGTTAATATTGTCGATTTGCTTAACCTGTGTGGAGAGCAGACGGATACTCTCGGACTCAAGCTCTAATACAGCGCCGAGTGCTCCTCTGGACGCTGCCTCCATCTCTTGGAGAGATGCCGTCGCCTCATCCACGTTTTTATAACTCATGTCCTTCAACTCTTTATCGACGGCCTTCAAAGCATCAGCTAGTTCCCATATCCGGTTCGTGTTCTCGATAGATCCCTGGCCGCTTTGAGCCATGTTCATTCGCTGGTTAATCTCTTCTTCCAACTTGTTACGACGTTCGAGCACATCACTCAATTGCTTGATGTTTTCCTGCATCTTTTTATACTCGTCAGCCTTCAAACTGATAGGGGACTCATTGAGTTTTCGGTTCACAAGCTCCTGATTGTCTGCAAATTTCTTTGCTTCTTCAGACGCTTTATGCGACGAAGCTGTATAGGCGGCAAATGCACCTGCCACAAGCCCGATAGCTGCTATTCCCCATCCAATCGGGCCCAGTGACAACTCAAGCGCAACAGCAGCTGTTCTGAGGGCATAAATCACAGTAACAGCCGTTGTAAGAATGGCAAGTAATCCAGTTATGGCGAGTGTGCCTGCCGTAATCCCTGCTACCAACTCTTTATTCTCACTTGCCCAACTAGCAAAGCCTGCGATTAATGGGGTTAGTAATTCCAAAATCCGCTCTATTGCAGGTAGAAATGTCTCCCCAAGTTCAATCCGTGCTTCTTGGAGCGTCGACTGGAAAGATGCCTGAGTGCCGGTGAAGCCGGTCATAGCATCGTCTGCGTTGCCGGCAAAAATAGCCCCTTCCTGCAACATTCCATTGTAGGCGGCCTGCACCTTCTGAGCATCAGTGAGCTTACCCGCTGTCGTACCGATCGACTTGGCATACCGCTCCTGCATTACGGATAGATTTGTGGTAATGCCAGCCGCGTCCGTTAAATCTGAGTTGCCTGATTTAATACCATCCGCAACCTGCTTAATAGCCTCGCCCCACGATAAGTGCGCCTGCCGGTTGTAAGCGGCAGCGTCAGCGGTCGCGGTGATGATCTTCTCGGTCTGATCCAGCGTAAAATTCATCGTCAGATACGTCTTAACCGTGTCGGCAAGCAAACCTTTATTCATGCCCCAGCGATCGGCAAGCTTGTCCGCCAAGTCTGCCGCTTGTTCCGTGTTAATGTTGAATTTGTCGGCTACTACATTCAAACCACGATAAGAGTTCGCTAGTTGATTTGCCTCACCTGACAAGGTTTGAATCAGACTAATCAATTTAGCTAGTGTCACTCCGGCTCCCAAACCTGCTATGCCCGCTGCAAGCCCTTGAATGCTATGGTTAGCATTTCCGGCGGCTGTGTCTGTATCCTTCAGTTCTTCATTTACTTTGTCTACGTCCAGACGCCTATCGCCCAACTGCTTCAATTCTTCTTCGAGTTGGCCAACACGAGTGTCTGCTACTTGGGCCTGCTGTGACATTTCAGCCAATGCTTGCTCTAAAGTTTCTATCTGCTTCCGCTCCGCACCCATCTTCTGCAGTTCCGCGACGACGGCGGCAAAGCCTTGCTCCATCTTAGCCGGATCGATCTTCTTCAACTGTTGTTCAATCGCCTTCAGATGGTTCGTGTTGGAAGCGATCTTAGCTACCGCCGCATTCATTATGTCAAAAGATTTCGATGTCCGAGCTCCTTGTTCTCCAAGTTCTGCGATTCCCTTCTTCACGGCCAGCACTTCCTGTTTCAACTGAGATGATTCTGCAGTAAGTCTTGCTTGGAGCTCTCCGAGTTGTACAGTCATAATCTTAACCGCCCATCATACGCGCACGTTGCGCTTCATATTGTTCTTCCGCCGACTTTGGCGGAGCTGGTGGCGGCTTAGGCAAACGGTCACGGTGCCGCTGATAAATTGATTCACGCGCCTTCGAATCGGAAATATGCGGAAATGCCGAGACTTCAATATTCTCCAGCAGCTCCCGCGCTCGCTGCTCGCCGCTCAATTCCAACAGCTGCGGCAAATCGATCCACGCATACTCGTGCTCGATCTCACGTTGAGTCTTGCCGAGTGCGATGCTACAGCGCAGTACAAATTCATCCCACGTTATCCTTTGGCCTGTTCCATTCTGGTCAGAATCGATTGTACGAACTGCTGCGCCATCGGTGGAATCAGGCCGCTTACGTTTCCCAGTGCGGTGTTAATGTCGTTTTTCTCCCAGGTCTGCTTCAGAAACTCGGTACATTCAGCCAGGCTGGCGTGTTCGTCCAGATAATCAATCGGAAGATCGCTCAGAAGCGCAGTTAATTCGTATATTTCATCTATAGCAACGTCAGCGGCCGCAACGATAAAGACCGCCCGATCATGTTCGGGGGTCATAAAAAGCTTTACAAGGAAATCGCCAATAGTTCCAATGTGTTCGGTCAACTTCTTCAGTCTCGCACGGGTCAACTTCGGTACTTCGATGTTCTTATTACCGAGGCGAACTCGATCTTTCTTAAAAAATGGAAACATAACTCATTCCCCCTATAGAATTTGGATAAATAGAAAAAGAGGGCCGAAGCCCTCTATGATTATGCCGTCGCTGTGATGTCACCCCAAGTATAAAGCAGCCCTTTTGGCGTTGCGGTAAGCGATGGTCTAGCTGTGCCCTTGATCGATAGTTTCAAATTGTCATCAAGTTTGTATCCGGCATCCACATCAAATTTGATCGCACACTCTTCAATGTAGATGTACCGATTCGGATCGGTTATACCCTGCGGCTTGATCACCGCTCGCTTAAACGGTAACTTCTTGCCCGCAAGGCCGGTTACTTGGAATTTTACTTTACCTCCATTCTCGACTTTCGAAGCGTTCGGATTGTATTTCACGACATTATTAAAATCCATATCCGGCGTCATAAATTCAACCATGCCCTTTGTGCCGGTTGCAATCGCATCGACCGGAACTGTACCGGTCTGATCGGTCGTAGGCTCGAAATAGGTAGTCTCCGTGTAAAACCGAATACCGCCCTGCGTCAGGTCAATTGTCATAGCATCAGTAGCATTAGAACCGTCTGCGTTAACGCCCCAAATAAAAGTACCTGGGCCAGCAAAAATATTGTTTACATCACTCATGGGCTAATCTACCTCCTTATCTTTGTGCGTTAACCGCGGCAATAGTGACGCTTGTTGCTGCGGATAGGTCAAACTGAACCTTTCCATCAGATTGATTGTAGAGCTCTGGCACGAAAGGGCCGATGACCTTTTCCTCCGAAGCAGCTACAGCAACAACCCTCGTACCAGTCCGTCCGAACTTGTCGGAACCGAATTTGACGGTCACGTTAATTGAAGATCCACCACCATTTTTCACGATGAGAACCGTGTTCCCGTTGTTAATAAAATCATGGTTATTGGCGGCGTCTCCATTCGTTCGAGTCAGCACTGAGCCGGCATCTGTCGGCTGCTGAACAGAAATTGTTGTCCTGGGCACTCCCTACACCTCCTCATTGATAGTTAATGCCTTGGCCATAGATGTCACCTTGGCCGTATTCCGACGGTATAGATTCATCCTCCATCGTATAAAAAAGTAAATTGACCGAGTACATCGGGCGATCTTGCTCGTCGCGCCCGAGCGGAATCGGGTTGGATTGCATGGCTTGGCTCGAGAAGATACGATGATTCCCGATGCTGTAATTTGCTTTCCGGTGGAAGTGCTTTATGATTGATTTCGCGGCGACTTCCGCTTCCAGCATGCTCGTGGGGTTGGTCTTGTAGGACTTCCCCTTCACAACGACTTGGAACGTCGGCCGTTCAGTTGGAACGTATTCGTGCGGAGCGTATCCGCCGTTTCCGTAGACAAAACAAGCCGGCAATAGATGATCGGCAACTGTATTTGGAATAAAATTCGGATCCGGAAATACGCTGAAGCCAGCGTTTTTCATGTATTCGATTAAATTTGAAATGTACACGGCTTCAGCCCCCCAGTATCTTTGATAACTCTTCAACAATCAGCTTTTCGTTCATCTTCAGCGCATTCTCGAGATACTTCTTCCCTGGCGTATATCCGTTGTATGCACCTTTGCTTCGTGTCTTTTCGCCTGGCTCAAACTGGACCAGCGTCCCCTTTGCCGTTACCCGAAAACCTTCATGCTGGACGAAAGCGTAGGAATCAACTTCAGGTGTCGTTCCGAATTCAATATAGGACAATCCAATCAGTTTTTTTACTGGACCTACATTCATCGGATTCTTCTCGTCATTTCCTATATGCAGAGCTGCTTCAAGATCCCCAGAATCATTTGGAGCGAGTCGTTTAGCATCATGCATGATCTTTAAAGCCAGATTCGTCAGTACCTCATCCAGACGCCGGTCCAAATCGTCACCGATTTTATCGAGTGCCCCGATCATCGCTTCGATGCCCTCAAGACCAAAACTAAAGACTTTGCGGTCTGCCATAGATGATCACCTTCTTCACGTTATCGGTACCCAGATACTTCCGCACTTCAAAGTGTGCGACATCGCAGCGGATCTCCAAGCCTAGCTGGTTGACGTACAGAAAATAATCATCAAACCCGATAGGAACCGCTCCTTCCAGATGGATCTCGTATGCGATCTGCACTTCCTCGCCGCGGGCATTCTTTACGAGCTTCTGCTCCTCCACAACTTTGGCAGCACGCACCACCTCCGTCGGGGGCAACGGCCTGCCCCACTCATCCGTTTCGGAGTGAAAATGCCGAACCGTTGCCGGATATCCGAAGAGGCTCATAACAGCATCCCGCCGTACTGCGCCGGATTTGTCTCATCAACGGTTTGTTCGTCTGCTGTTGGGCCAAGCAATTCACGCACATCCGGCGCCACAACAGGACGTTCCCCCTCTTTATAGCTGACGGATTCGCCGTTGTCTGCAACTGTCTTGACGTTATGCTTCTGGTACTTCAGAGCAGGATCAATGCCCTGCAGCTCCCAAACGGACTGGTATGCGACAACTGCGACTACAAGATCAGCCTCCGGGTACCAGCGTGCAAGGTTGCGCTCTGATTGCCTTACAGCAACCGATTGCACCTGCTCACTAGCACGGATCCAAGCCTCCGAGTCAAGCATATTGTCGATTATCCAGTCATTTACCGTCTGCCTGTCCATCAGGATCACTCCTTTGTGGTCGGCTTCTTGGCTTTGGCGGCGACTTCCTCGGCAGCCTTACGCTCCGCCTCTTGTTTCTCGGCCTGGGCCTCTGCTGCTGCGGCAATCTGCTGCCGCTCAAATTCCTGCAGGCGAGCGAGTTCGGCGCGCATGGCGTCGATCTCTTCGTTCGCAGGTGATATCGCCGGCGGTTCTGCTCCAGTTGCTTTAGCCGCATTGATGCCGATTAAGCGTTTCGCTTCGGCTTCAGGCAGCTCTACGGATTCTCCAGGCTGGCGCCATTGGCCGTTTACTTTGGTTACTCCTGTCAATTTCACAAGCATCGATTTCAACTCCTCCAATAAAAATAGAGCGCCCTGAGGCGCCCTTAAATGACAGTGGCCGACATAACGGAATCAGCGTATGGGAAGACTGGGAACGCCAGATTAACACCGACCGTGCGCAGACGCAGCGGATGCTTGCTCTTCAATTCACGGAACACGTAAATACCCATGTCTCCCGTCATTTCAGCTTCGATTCCGTCGACCATTGCCTCAGTCGTCTCCGCCCACAGATAGTTGCCCAGCGGGCCATCCGGAAGCATAATAAAGCGATCCTGCGGTGCCATACGGACTGTCGTAAACGTAAGCTTCCCACCCGTCAATGCCTCGTCCTCTGTACGTGCCTGCGTGTCATACGGTACGACTCGCGGCAAACCGAGCGAATCCGTCACCGAATCCAATTGAGCCTTTGTAAGCTGCGGCGGATTCGCGCTGCCCGAAGGATCGCCGTGATATGCAATCCGGATCGACTTGTTCTGCAGAAGCATCGCGATGATCTTCTGCGTCGTGAATGCGCGGGTCAAGCGCACACCACGGTCAGCCTGATATTGTAACCAAGTCTGAATGTCCTCGAGTGGCTTCGAGTTAGCCGTATCGCTCCACTTGTCTGTTCCGGATAGAACCGGCTTCTGATCATTCACATAGCCGTAGTCAACGCTGATCCTTACATCCCCTTCAGCGTAGCTAATCGTACCAATACCAACAGCCTGCATAGCAATCCATTCACGGCGCGCACGAATAGCGTCAACAGCGTACTTTCCATCATTCAGCTGCTCCCGTACAATCTTAGAAATCTCTTGACGACGCAAGCCGCCGCCCTGGTTGGCCATCAGGAGCAAACGAATCAATTTTTCATCCATCCAGCGACCGCGTTGAATCTTCGGAATCTCCACCTGCGAACCGGATGTGCCTTCACGCGAGCCGTATGCCGTCTCGGTTCCAAGCTCGGCAATTTGCGCCATCACCGGCAAACGGGAAGACGACCTAATAACATCAACAGTCAGTTCATCCGTTTGTAGCGGAGGAAACAATACACTCTGCCAGTAGTCATTTGGAGTCGTAACGTTACTCGTATACGTCAGCAGCTCCTCGCCTGACAGCGCCTCTTCGAGCATCAATAATTCTTCATCCATTGATTATTCATTCCTTTCCATTCATCTTGATTAGGCAAAAACAATATGAAGCATCTTCTGGCGCAGCGTTGTATCTACAGTAACAGGGATCCGGGAAGCAATGACCTTTGCCATTTCAAAACCAGCAACGACATGATCGCCCGCCTTGACATCAATTGCCCGCTTCAAGATCACTGATGGATCAGCTCCACCATCCGTAGTGGCCACGGCAGTGCCGGCGGTCTTCTCAGCGGACAGCGCAGTGACTGTGATCGTATTCGTACCGTAGTTAATGGCACTGATTGTCTTCGTCTCGGATCCGATCGTCACTTCGTCGCCAACAATCAAGCGGCTGGCGTCGGTCAAGATGACAGCCGTCGCCGATGCCGCAGCAGTCGTTTGTACTGTCGTCCCGGTGTAGGGGCGGAACTTGCCGGAAGCAGTGATCTTCGCCACCGGCATACCTTTCTTGATCAGCTTGCTTCCATCGACAGCGGCTGGTACCTTAGTCGTATCGATAGTAACGCCATTCGTTACTTCCCGTATTCCTTCCAGTGATGCGAGGATTTCATAGTCCGAGTTGACCTCGAACCGGTTTCTCGGTTGCAATCGCATGTGAGTTCACTCTCCTTTATCGTTTCCAGGGGTCATTGGCTGCCGTCGTCGCCGTACCCGTGTCTTGTGCCAACTTCTTCATTCGTTCGAGACGATCTTTCTTATCGCTTCCACCTGTGCCTCCACCTACATTGGCGCCAAAGGCACCAGTACCAGATTTCTGCTTCCCCAGGTGCGGCTTTTTCTTCAGCAGCTCCTCGAGCGCTTCTTTCACCCCGGTCAGATTGCCCTTGTCGTCTTCCTTGACCTTTGACAGATCAGCGAGAGCGTGGGCATCTTCCCAATCAGCAAACCCGAGTTCGTTCGCCAAAACCTTTACCTCGGCCGCGAGCAGACGTTTGAACGTCTTTTCGTTTTGTTCTTGCAGTTTCTCTTCAATCCGAGAGTCAACATCCGTGTCGTCGCCGGACTGTTTAGATTTGTCTTTGTCGTCCTTCTTGTCCTTGTTAAGGGCAGCCTGAAGGGCTTCAATGGAATCAAATCCGAGAGAAGTTGCTAACTCCTTCTGACCTTTGCGTGTCGCCCGATCCAGACGCTTGTTCAATTCCTCTTTGGTTTTGAACGTGGCAAAAGGCTTGTCATTTCCGCCATTGTCATCGTTGTCATCATCGCTATTGTCGTCGGTATCCTCCGCAAACAACTGCAAATCCAACTTCCAACGATATGGCGTCTGGTATTCCTTATCCATAAATTCTTTCATAACATCCTCCTATTAGTCGGGCCAGAGTTGGCCGTGATTTCCGTGCTTAGCAGTTTAATGTCATGCTCACGTTTTGGACAAAAGAAAAAGCCCCTACAATGTGTAGAGACTTTGGGATATTACACTTATTTTCTGACTAATGGCGGACGTTCACGCCGGTTTTCAAGATAACCTAGCCAAATGACAATATGTTGCTTTATTGTATCAAGAGGATCATCGGCTTTGAGCCTTTCTGAGAAATCAGGATCCTGAAGGAGCTTTGTAGCAATCCCTTCAATTATAACCTTGCGTTGCTGTGTCCTTGGTTCAGTTTTTAACATTACCTCAGTGTCAATAATGTTCCAAACCACTTTCATTTGCTCCGCTTCTGTCCAATTCGAATTTCTCATTCTAGATCATCCTTTCAGAATGATTAAATAAACACATAAACTCAGTATTTATAATGTTTATTATATATTCTAGAGTGAAAAATTTCAACTTCTAATATTGCGTATTGTTAGAAGTTTTCCGTCGTGTTTACTTTTCGATAATCTTTCACCAGCTCCCGGTACCGCTTCGTGCCCCGTGCCTTCTGCGATGCGAAGGTCCGCAAATCAGGTGTGTCGTTGGGCAGCACCGCTTTGTACCGGATCCACTGCTTCCGCGTCTCATTCTTCCGGGATTTCTCACGCTGCAGCTCGTTATAACGGCGGATATTCCCCTCGGTACGGTTATCGGTAAAAGGCCTGTTTGAAGCGACCAGCATTCGTTCTATTTCATCGGTTGGAGTATACTCCTCAATCCATGCAGATAATGAATGCACACAATGCGAATGGTAAGGCGGCCGCTGCTCCAGCTTTGGAAATCGCGAATCGCTCCCGCTGATCGAGTAGACACGCCCCTGGTATTTGGCGCAGAGCTCGCAGGTTATGCCGACGAAATTCACATAGACCAGGTCGATCCCATTTTGTACGATCATGTTCTCGGCACCAGTGACGTGAGCCTTCCTTTGATGGTAATGCACAACGCCGGCCATGTACTTGTCTGCAGGTATCTGTGCGCCGTTCTTGGCTATAATTCCGTTAATGCCTCGACTGTTGAGATCAGCTACCGCTTGGCGAGTTGCTTCGCGCCGGCTCATTCCTTCGATCAGTGATTTCGCATTCGCTGCCCGGGCAGCATCCTCAATCCGCTTCTTCGCATCTGCGCTCATGTTGTCCGATGCTTCGAGGATCGAGTAAAACGCCTCGTCCATGATCGCCTGCGCAGCGCCCTGGTGTACGACGGTCTTAATCGTCTGGTTGATTGATTCCCTCGCAAACCCTGCAGCGACCATTTGCTCAACGGCAGCTGAAGTACCAGCTCGGTACGAATCGCCAACAATTCCTGCCATCTGTTCCCCGGCTTGCCCGGTCAACTCGGAGATAATGGCATCGATCTGCTGAAGCAACTGATCCTTACGGCGCGTCGAGAGGTTACCATCCTCAAGCGATTGCACAAGATCCCGCAGCCTCTCGTCAGTGTTGACATAGAGTGCGATTAATTGATCAATGTCCTCCATCTCACACCGTCACCTTTGGCGGCTGCCTGTAAGTAGGATTGAGCGTATCAACCGCCTGCTCGTCCTGTATCTTCTGGATTTCTGCGGTAATCGCCTCCTCCGACCAATCTGGATGCATGCGACGGACTGTAGTTTCAAGCGACTGTACGCCGCCAGCATACTTCTCAGTCTCTTCAGTATCCTTCTCGCTGTCCGCCTTCGGCAGCATACCACCCCACTCGATCGACGGTGCCTTGACCTCGTAGTCAGTGCCTCCAAGTGCATTTTCAAGAATGATGCATTTCCGGATAGCGTCCTTGATACCGGAATCAAACTTGTCCTTGATCGCCTCGGCCTTGATGACGGATTGGATCCAAAGATAAAGCAGAGCAACGCCAGAGTCACCTTTGCCCTCTTCGAGCCCGGCCGCCTGCGGCGAGGTCTTACTGATTGCCAGCATGTACTTGATTAGGCGCGTCACATGTTCGAAGCTCTGCGCCGTCTTAGCATCCCAGGTAATATACTGTGGGATTGCACCTTTGTTCTCGTCATAGCTGACAACTTCAAGGTCGGCGTTCCGAACGAAGCGTTGACCGTAGTTTTTAGCATTCTCATTTGCTACGGTATCCCACAGCCCGCGGGGAATCGCAAGCTTCGGCTTTCCGTGTTTGTCAAAGACGATGCTATCCCGGCTGATCGTCCAGTTAATTTCCTCTTGAATCGTATCGATGTTCCGCAATGCTGATCGGCCACGCTTGTGACGCAGCGTCTCGTCGTTCGTGATGGCTCCACAAAGCAGCTCGGTCACGCCAGCGAGAACGGTGTCATCCGGGACATCGACGTTATAAGTTGCCGAATACGTTTCCGGTTCTACCTGTTCTCCAACTGTGTTGCCTTCCATCCTGTACACCATCTGCAGGACCGCCAGGCCTAAATCATCAAGTCGCTGCCTCTCTACTCGAAGGTACTTCTGTCGGTTCGCAGGTTCGCCCCATTCCTCGATCCATGCCAGGTCGGCACCCGCTCCGTCGTCATGCGGGAAGTAGCGATCTCCAAGTTCCCACTCGAACCATACCTTCCCCTTGGCATCCCGACGCACACGGTAGGCGATCAGGCCGTCAACCTGATGCTGGGTGACAGCCGCCCAAATCTTCTCTGTTGGCTTGCTTGCTGCGGCGACAGCAGAGATGAATTCGAGCAAAGCGTTGTCATCCTCTGTATCTGCAGAGACATTGCCAAGCGCCCGATTGATTAGGTCAGCTGGCACTTCTGCGACCAGGCTGCTGAAGTTGGCTACTACGTACAAATGACTTGTATCAACAACTTCTGTCGTCTGCACCCATGACTTAATTCCAGTCCGCTTAAAGCCATGACGAGTGTCCTTGGCTACTCGCTTCGCCCGCGGGAATATTTCGGCATGTTCGCCCTCATAGAGCGCACGAAAGTAGGACATCCGGGCAACGTCAACGTCGAAAGGCGGCGGCGGAAATGGTTTCTTGCTGTAGACGATGGTCAATTGCATCACCTTCTTTCTGGGCAAATAAAAAGGCCGCTCTGGTGAGCGACCATGTTCGTTTAGAGTATGTTCTTTACAATCCTCCACAGTACATCGGCATATTCTTCATTTGGCCTGCCTGCAATCTTATCTTCAAAATCACATTTGAATATTATTCGGCGATTCACTGATATGTCATTGAGCTCATTTTCAAACGTGAATTCCATGGACAGCAGATTTCCTTTACTTCGAATAGGAAAATGTGAAGTGTACCAGCTCTCAATCAATTCAATCATCTGGCCGATGGAGAGAAGCGGTAAACAATCATGCCTTTGAACTAACTCTCCCGATGACTCTATACCTTCTTCCGAGGTAGCTTCCGCAATCAGAATAATCTTTCGTTTAAGGTTGTAGAACATGTCTCCTCGCTCAGGCTTCCACAAATCTACCAGTTTTCGCTTGTGCATATCAGGCAATTCGTATACCTGTTCAATTGTTATCCTCTGCTTCACGACAACCACCCCTTTCCACTACTATACCAAATTACCAGCCTGACGGCCGTTGAGTGCTATATCTCATTTCCGGACGACGAAGCGGCTCAGCAGCATACCGAAGCGCTGCCATCGCATCATCCATAAATGCAACCGGCTCGTCCAGGTATAACCCGGTCTTCTTATCCTTGCGCCACGACCATTGCTGAATCTCCTTGATCGTGTTCACACAATCGGGATGGACGTGGATCTTACGCTGCTTAAGATAGTCGATCTGTGCCTGCACACTGCCAGGTTCCTTAACGACCGCCGTCGCGTTGTAGCCGGCATTCTGCCACATCTGAATACGATCCGGCTCAGCGGAGTCGCAGTACATAGACAGATACTTGCTCAGCCCCTTACGGTCCGCGATTTCGATGATCTGGCTGGTGTCCATTTCATGCACATATATTTCATCGCAAACAAAAAACTCACCATCTTTAACACCGACGGTGAGAATCGCATTCGCGTGATTAAAACCAAAGTCTTGACCATGATGCATGTTATCGAACATATCGAAGGACGTGCCGAAGTCATGAATTACAAAGTTCTTGAAGATCAGGCCGCCGAGCTCGCCCCATTCCCCCTCGCCGTAAACAGCATAACCTTCCGGGTCCTCGAGACGGCGCCGCTCCATCCGGCGGTAATAGGCCGGGTCAATAAAGCGGTTTGTTCGGTACGTAGAATGATGCGCCAGCACGTCCGGGCTCTCATAATCGAAGTACTTCCGCTTGATCCAGTGTTGAGCCGATACCGGGTTAAAGGTGAAAGTGATCTGATAATACAGATTCGGATTTAGAAGAATACCGCGCAACCGGTCATCGAGAATGTCGACGTCCGATTCCTGCAGCTCCGTTGCTTCCTCCACCCAGATCCAGACCAGTTTGCCATGAGAAAAGTTAATCGACTTAACTTTTTCACGGTCCCGTACATCGTTCATACCGCGGAAGATAACCTCATTGCCGGTTACCCGGCTGCGGATCGACAGAGGAGAGCGAAGCACTTCCCAATACTCGTCAGCGCGGGATCCGTATATTCGGTTTATCGCGCCGGTCAACTCCGCATACGTACTATTACGGTTTGTCTCGTTAACCTTCCGGACACAGAGTAGGTTCGCCCCGGCGTACTTCGGATCGCCGAGTTTTAGAATGTAGTCCTGGGCGATATTAACGGACTTCCCGGAGCCGGCACTGCCACGAAGGGCACGATACCGCCGCTTCGTCCGATTGACCTGGCGGAAATGGCTGTTGAACTGGACTTTGACGGCTGCGCTCATAACTCATCGCCGTCCTCATCGTCTCCGTAGTCCACGACAATATGCAATGGCTCCTTAATGTCGTTAATTCCAAGCTTTCGAGCCTCGCCGCGCAACTTATCGAGACGAGCCTGCTGCTCAGGACTGCCGATTTCATAACGCAATTTAATTGCTTTTACCTTCTGAGCCTGCACTCGGGTCAACGCTTCTTCAATGCTCAGAATGCGTTCAATCGTTGAGATGGTTTTCTCTTCTATCTCGGTCGTCACCAGCTCGTCCCGTGTTTTGACGACCGTCTTTGTCGTCCCTGTCCGCTCATCGTATACCGGGAATGCTTCTTTGACTGTCCGAAGCTGCTGAAGCTCTCGTCGCTGCGTCTCGGTCAATCCGGCTGTCATATCCTTAATCCTATTAAGCATTCGCCGTTCCCGTATCGATAAAAGCAATATCGCTTCGTCGGCCTGAACAATCGGATCCGTATCAATCCCGGCCAGCAGCTCCTGCTCATTCTCGTCCAAGGTATCGAACCAGATTGATTCATGCTCTCCGGTCGTTACCGCCTTCTTATTACCGATCGGCCCGCCCGGTCCACCGCGGTTACCCTTCGCATTTTGGTTGCCTCTGGGAGCACCGCCTTTACTGCCGGCGGCCTTCTTGTTACCCTTCCCCGCTCCCTTTCGATCAGTAACGTTACCTTTAATTTCATTGGTAACGTTACCTTTCAAATCGGCTGCCCATTTATCCTGACTCTTCCACTTACGTATCTGGGTTTCCCCGAGGCCGAGTGCGGCAGCAATATCTTTGAGTAGCATTTTGCCGTCGCTGTCCAACCACATCTGTTTGGCAATATCACGATTCGGGCTGCGTTCCTTTGCCACTACATACCACCACCCCCGCTTATTGTTACTTTCCTTCCTTTTTTGCCGATAACCTATTTAGAGGGAAGGAGTATCGGCATGTACTATTACTATTTACTAATCGTAGCAGCAAGCATTTTTTTGTTTATGGAGCTAAAAGAGTTCAGACAACTCAAGAAAAAGATTTACAGAAATATCATAAGAAACACGAAAAACAATGCTGTTATTCGTCAGAACGATGTCATGATGATTTATTCTTTATATAAATCAATGACCCCAGATGCTCTAAGGCAAGCTAAACTGAATCTGAGAGCTATCACTCCTGATACCATCATAAAAAACGCCATAACGATACTTTTTAGTGTTATGCCGATTATCTTAGCGATGATGAGCATAATAGCTGCATTGTCAACTGGTCTATTGGATATCGACTCTCAGTTAAAGCAATTGAACAAAGAAATAAAAAACATGGAAATGTTCGCAGTAATAATACTTGCAGTAATTTTCGTCTATAGCGTCCATCTAATAACAGATCAACGGCGACGTAAACTTCTCCAGCTCCACCTCACCGCCATTGAAGAGGTGGAGCGAGAAGGGTCAAGATAAGTCTTCCTTTTGCAAGCTTATGTCTAGTTCTATTAATTTCCTCAGATCATCGACGGACTGAACTTCAATTCGACCATCCTGAAAATCCTTTACCCAACGGGCAATAGCTGCTTTGATAATCTTCCGGTATTGTTCTTTGCTCTCCATGATGTTCTGGGCCATTTCAAGTTCGTGCTGCTGGAGAAAATCCACACTCGAACATTCGTTCGTTTTTTCCATTGCGAAACACACCACCATCCAGTAATATGGATATGAGATCGTGCGTTCGTACACCGTGGCCACGGCTTTGCACGATCTCGGCCGGTGTGTTTCCGGTCGGATGAGAGAGGCGTTAGAGCGCCTCTCTTTTATTTTTGGAACCACTGCATAGCTACTTGCTCAGCTATTCGTTGCATCATTACTGGCGGTACGCTCATGCCACACACATATGACACGTCTGCATCCAAAAAATCATAATCCGCAGGGAAGGTTTGAATTCGAATGGAATCCATATCACTGATTCGGCTCGGCTCATCGGAACGTAGGAACCATGAGGAACTAGCAAGTGTGTTTGCCACTTTCTGATTTTTAAGAATCATTGTGTTAAAATCACTCGACTTCCCCTTCTCCCGTCGTGTAACATGGCCCATACTCAAATCACTCGGACGCTTTCTCATCCACCTTTGATACGTTTTCTTCATCGGATTTAACGGCTTACCCTCACCACTTCGTACCTCCTCATACAACACCAGCGGCTCATTGAATGCCAGTTTCAACGCTGGGAAACACTGATCCTTACGTGCTGCAATAAAGAAAAGGCGCTCCCTCTTTTGAGGGACGCCCATAGTGGCCGAATTTAACAGGAAGAGCTGTATCCGATAGCCAATCTCACGGAACCGCGATAAGATCAAGCTAACATATCCACGAGCATTCCCTACAATCATACCTTTCACGTTTTCCGCCATAATAACACGCGGCTGTAGTCTTTCAGCAACATCAAGGAAATCAAAAAACAAGTCATCCAAGCGCTGAACTGCCTGCCCTTCGCGGAAGGCGTATTCCCCGCCCCACTTCTCTTCCCGATCCCCCGAAAGCGAAAAGACGCTACAAGGCGGTGAACCGTCCAGGATGTCTAAATTAAACAGCTCTGGAGGGAGTTCGCTGTCAGGAAGCGTCTTGAATTGCTGTATTGGCATAAGAAAAGGGAAGCGTGGATTATGGTTGCGACGGTACAACCTCATCATCTGTGGATCAATCTCTACATTACCAAGAACCGTATATCCAGCGCGTTTATAGCCCATCGTCGAGCCGCCTCCACAGGAGAAACAAGAGAACACGGACAAGCCGTTCTGCTTAACTTCTGCCAGATCGGATAGTCGCCAGTTCCAAGCTGGATCCGCCGCACCACTCATGATGCATCCTCCCGGTCGAAAACAAATCCGCAGCGTGGGCATTTGCAATCAAATTGTGACTCATCGAAATCATTGACGTTGATCTCCCGGTTTTGAAAGTCACCCAGTTGATCTGCCGGCGGCTCTTCGAAGTCTGCAAGAAGTCTATCGATTTCATCGCCCTCGAAGCCTGACAAGTCCAAATCAGCATCAGCGGTTCGCAGATCACCTAGCAGCCTGGCAAGTGCCTCTTCATCCCATCGACCAGTGACTTTGTTCAAAGCCAGATTAAGCAGCTGCTCTTGCTGCTCGTCCAGATTCACGACGGAGACAGCTGCCTCCGTATCACCGCGCGCCTTCAAGATCTTGTACCGTTGATGCCCGCCAACCATATTACCGGTGGTCTCATTCCAAACGATTGGTTCGACGTACCCGAATGTTTCGATGCTACGCCACAGCTTCTCGTATTCCGGATCACCTGGCTGCAGGTCAACGCGCGGGTTGTACGTTGCTGGATTAATAAGTTCCAGCGAAATTATTTTAATGTTCATAATATATCCCTCCAATAGAAAAAGCGCCTTTGGGCGCTTTTTACAATTTAGTCCTTGCCTGCTCTAAATTCAATTATCGGAACCGGTTCACTTATTGATAACACTGAAATATCACCCTGTATTTTAGCGAATTTGACAATTTGATTATAGGCATTTCCTAGTAAATCAGTAAGACGGATTTTAATTTCAAACTTATCCTCATGTGCAAAAGACACAATTTGTAATCTTAATGACATTGCTGTCCCAACCCTTATGGTCAAGGGGTCCAGATCAAAATTCGTATAATAACCTTCATCTGCATAAAATGAAATCCCTACGGCATTGCCCATTCCCACATTCTCAAGCCTTACATAGACAATCATTCTTTCACATGATGAAATGTCTTCAATTAACGGTAGGTAATCCAACTCAAAAACATATTCAATATTGTCATTTGCACGGGTTAGTCGAGCCGTTAAGTAAGGCTTCATGGATAATTTCCTTATCTCATCCTGCTCATTTTTCAATGATTTCTGCATTTCTTCTTGTTTTTCAATAGTCTTTTTAAAAACAAAGAGAGTAATAATACCACCAACAATTCCACCAAGGTAACTTCCAAAGAAACTAACCCACGCATTTCCATCTCCAATCGTCCAATTACCTAAAGGAATTCGGATTACTTGACTAATTGAGATAGGAAAGACTATTGGAAGCAACAATAAATACCAATACTTTTTAACAAATTGCATTATTTTTTCAATCACCATAAATCCCCTTTTCATACATCAGTTGTTTAAATATACCACTGTACTTGATAGAATAAAAGCCGCCCCTTTCGGGGCGGCAACGGAGGAGTGAGGCGGTTAACCTCGTATGGCACGCTATTAATATAACACGGAAAAACCGTCAGAAGACTGTCAACTTGCAGTCAACTTACGGTCAGTTCCCGGTCAAAATTTCACGCCGTCCTGCTCGAAGAACCCGAACAACTTCAGCGAATTTGCGATGCTCTTCTCCCCGTCTTTTATGTGCCGCCTGATAGTGCTCTCACTAGCGCCCTTCCGGAAGAACAGTACCGTCTCCTTGAACGAGTATCCCTCCAGATACCGAAACCGGATCGCCTTCCCAACTTCCTCGTCCTGAATCAGCGCCGCCGCCCTCTGGAGCTGGCGCGTGTAGAATTGGTACTGCTCGTATACCCAGCGTTGCTTCTCCGCCAAGATCGCGGCATTTGCCGTCTTATCGGCGTGTAGATCTTCCTGATCGATGCGACGAGCGACCTCCCCGTCAATGGCCGTTTGTCGCATCTCTTCCTCGTGCTCCTCGAAATCGTTCATCAGCAACTTCATACTCTTATATTTGCCGAGCAGGAATTTCGTGCGCTGGACCTCCGCGTCCGTCGCAGTCGGAAATAATTCTGTTTGCCATACCATCGCCATCCCTCCTCACCATCCCCCGATATGATATAATGATGGTGAGCTTAAACCGTTAAGTCCCCCACGCCGCTGCCAGGCATACGTGGGGGATTCTTTTATTTGTCGATACCAAGTCCATATCGTGCTTGATGTAGCGCAAAATCATCCGTTGATACATCAAGTATGTTTATCAGAGCTGCTTTCATGCGCACGAACTGAGGTGATTGCAATTCTGGTTCATCCGTTGGAGAGGCATTCTCTTCTTTTAGAACCCTTATCGTCCGCGGCCCCGTTGGTTCCTTACTGATATATCCCTTCTCGATAAGCTTGTCCAGCAGCGCATGCACCGTCGAACTGCTATTATATCCGAGTGCCTCAGCCAACTCCCGTATAGATGGCGAGTAACCATTCTGCTGGATAAAAGTCTGAATGCAATCAAGTGCGGACGCTTGTTTCGAAGTTAGCCTCTGCTTCATATGAATCCTCCCTCCCAATTCCATAGGCCCTGCTGCCCTTTAGCCGGGAGCGGTTTCTCCAGCCGCTTTACGTCCTTCATTTGATATGCATAACGGCCAATGGAATAATCACCAAATTCCCACTCGGTTGAATTAACATCTCTCATGGATCCATCCACTCCATTGAATAAAGCCGTTACTCCACTGTTATAGACTTCACCAACTGCCCAGCACTCCACCAGATCAGCTATACCCACGACTGCACCTGTCGGAAGGTTGTCCACCGTATACCCATGCTTCGCCAGCGTCGACTTAATCGGCTCACGTTCACACGCTGCCCTGTCGATTTGAAGCCCGGCATGAATCGCGATCTTCCCCCTGTGATTTGTCCGCCGGCTCCGGGTCTCGTATTCCTTTTCCCCAAGAGCTAGTAGCGTCGCCCACGGCTGCCAGATGGTAATGGCCTTCATCAGTGTCGAATATGCCGGGAAGCCAATGTAATCGTCAGCGTGCGGCCACTGTCGGAACCAATCCGGCGAATGCCTATTAAATACGTCCTGGGACTCAAGAAAGTTGTTTACGGTCCATGTTTTCTCTTGATAGCTATAATCAGGCATGAGGAGATCGATGTTATACTTGTTACTCAGCTTTCCGTTGCCGACCTTCCACCGCTTGATCTTGCCATTTTTGAGGATGGCGGAAGCATGCAAATCATGCGGATATCTATCAGACCAGTGCATAGTCATTGCTCTCGTTCCCCCAATCTCTTCTGACTCATCGCCTTGAACGCTTGCTTGTAATAACCCCGTGCATTCTCCTCCGTTATCGCCTGCCTCAGAAATTCAGAAGAGCATTGTGCCGTCATGACGAGTTGCTCCGGCTTGTTGCTCGGCGGAACGTGGAAGATAATGAATTGTGTCGCGTCATGTACCTCGTCCGGCCGACCATCTTCATATTGAATCGTTATCTTTGCCATCCTTTTCACCTCTTCCATGTCCTTCCGTATTCATAAAGCGCTGAAACGTCTGTTCATAGCGAACCACGCTTTCCCTTGGTCCGTATTCAAAAACCGTTCGGCTTCTCCGCATTGATTAACGCGCTTTACTATTCCCATTTCCTTCAAAGGGATAATAGGGGCATATCCTTGAAATCGACCATCACAATGTATTTCATACACGCCATTAACCAGTTTACCTTTTCGTTTCGAAGTGGCCCATGCTCTAATTTTCAATTGCATGCCATATTCCTCCATATTCATCCAGATGCATCTCGCTTACCAAATATCTGAGCAGCCCAATCGCCTTCCCGTTCCCGTAGTCGCTGCGCACCGAGCCGCCCCATCTGCTGCCGAGTCCACAACGGTTCTGTCGCAGCTCGTTCATAATCCCATCCGGATACCTTGACTCTCCTGTGGAATGTAGCATACGGAATACCATTCTCCTCAGCCAAGCGCTTATACTCTTCGGGATGAACACGTACATGCTCCGTAGCACGTAGTGCCTGGGCTCGGATATCTTCCTCTGAAGGGAGCGGCTGAGTAGCCGCTCTCTCTGGTCCCCAGCCTTTTCGAACACGATTCATGAAGGAGTCATAACAGATACCATTTTGCTCAGCGAGCCGTGCCCACTCTTTATAAAAGTCGCGAGGCTTCTGCGTTCTCATCGGCGTTGACAAAGCTTTCTGCTTGGTCCAACCAAGCAGTCGGATCCGTCGCTCCAAGTTAAATGCGCTGACTCCAATCGAAGCAGCCTGCTCATATTCATCTGGAGTGATGTAGAAGTCATAAGGGTTCACCTGCCGTCAGCTCCTCTCACACTTGCTTCGTTTCCTTTCACTGATTTTTTGGAAAATATCAGCCATAATAAGCCCGGTCCTAGTTAGATCTGCGTCATTATGCAGCAAACCCTTTTTGTTTAGAGTTGAAAGCTTCGATTGTGGGATCAGAATAAGGTTGTCTACTACGATGTTACGCTTATTCTGATCGGCAAATATTATGACGTGTCCTTTGGGTACAGGACCATTTGCTTTTTCCCAAATCACTTTGTGTTTATGCCTCCATCGCTTGTCCCAAGGGCCTTCGTCCGAGACTTTGATTAAGGTATAACCATCCCTATCCACTCGTTCATATCCAATCGGCTTATAATTCAAAGGCTGCTGACCTGGTTTGAAAGACGTTCGATTGCCTCCAACATTATGAAGACCCTTCGTTCCTTTGTTCGCAGGTGAGTGGCCCTTCTGGAAACGCCTGTCGAGTCCACTGGATAGGCCGTGGTTCTTCTTCCAAGTATTCATTTGCTTGGTTGTGATCGATAAACCGAAGGTTTCATTAACAAGAGCAGCGAGTTCATGATTGAGACGACCCGTAACATGCCTTTTAATAAAGTCCCTTTGTGTTTTCGTAAACAAGCCTTCATCACCAGTTAATCGTCTTCTGGGTACGCCACTACTTATCTTCAAATTTGCCTTAAAGCTCTTAATCTGTCCTTCGGAGAGGTTTGTACCAAACCTCTCGTTGAACAATGCAGTGATTTCGCTGTTATACTTTCCGGGAGCAATCTCTTTAATGAAATCTTTCTGTTCATCTGAATATCTACGAGGCATCCTCAGCCCTCCAGCATTTTCGGAAGCTTGGCATCAGCTTTCAGGCTGTCATCAACAATTCTTCTTGCTTCAAGCACCAAAGCACCATTAGCAATAATCTGTGATGCAACGCTCGTTACAGCCTTTGCTCTGTTGATTTCCTCAATCAACTTGTCTCCCGATAACTCTTCATCCGATAATCGCTCCAATTGTGCAAACAGATGATTATTCAGATCACCCAAAGTATTCCGCATCTCCTCACCCCGCCTTTCTAATTCCGGACAGGATGGCTAAGTGCTGCTCATTGTAGTGATTGAAGAACTCAAGGACAAAACCGGATACATCCTTGCCCGGGTGGAGCTCAGCCAGGTCCGCCGTGATGAAATTGACTGCCCGTTGCAGCAGATCGAATAGTTCCGTCATGACACGTTCACGGTCAATTTCGGCAGCCTCGACGTCATTGCTCAAGGCCTCTACTGCAGCATAGATGCGCGCCCGCTCTACGTTGGCGATAGCCACCGATAGAATCGGGATCCGCAAAGCGATGATACCTGATTCTTCGCTGGCAGCCTGCTCGATGGTCTGAAGAAGCAGCCCCCTCTCAACTTCGAGCTCTTGGATACGAGCGCCTGCGTGATCGGAGATGACTGCAGCTCCAGAGAGGGCATCCTTCAACCGAGCGATTTCATCAGCCATCTCCTCCGACACTGACATAAAGCGTTCATGCCCCAGCTCTGTCTCCGCGCGGGCTTTAGTCAATTCTCCTTCGAGGTCCTTAATATACTCGTCCTTCCGCTCGGCTTCATTCTTCCAAAGCGCCGTAGCTGCCTGAAGCTCAGCCAATTCCTGTTCTTGTGCAGCGGCCCGTTGTTCCATACGTTTCAAAATGTCATCCCCGATAAGACCCCGCGCTTCCGCGTTCTGTTCGATCTGTTCCGAAATACGCTTATCCACCTCAGATGCAGTCCTGGAAGGAGATAGAATTGCCAACTCCCGTTCCTCGGCGTCCATCTCCCGGATGCCCCATTCCTTAAGCAATTCATACCCCTTCGGTCCCGCTAAACCCAGCGAATGAAGAACTGCGCTTCTTTTCTCGCCATTCAACCGACGATGCAGATACTCTTCCTTCGTAACGGTAATTCCCGTCTGTGTCCCCTGTACCACCTCAACCGCCTCCGCCTCAGTGATTTTCCATTCCTTAAGCTGCTTCTTAAACTCACGCTGATCATTATTAAAATGCTTCAGCACAATATCCGCACGGCTGCGCCCCTCCCGCACAGCCTGCAGATATTCGTCTTTGGTCATGGTTCGCTCCCACTTCTTGATCAGTGGAGCGGATCTTTCTTGCAAACGTTGCTCACGTTCCATTCGTTGTGCCGGCGTTTCAAACCATGATTTGACCGGTCCAAATCCATTCTCCCTTTTGGCCATCCCCGCACCTCCGTCAATCCCAGCAGACGTAACCGGCTTTTGCCGAATCTAAATGATCCTCTTCAAACGGCATAACCGTCAGGGCTACGCCTTCGATAACGATTGTTTGTTGAGCCTTAACTGTTTTAAGCTGTTCTATCAGTTTCAGAGGCACGACCGTTAGGCCGTGCTCCTGCAACTCACGAACGTTCTGGGTGCCAATTGCTCTCTCGGCCCATTTGATCGTTTGACTCAAGCAGCGCCACCCCGCTGCTCTTTGATACGGTTTTTATATTTGTGCCAGGCTGCCGAAAGCCTTGTGGATGAAATTCCCAAAGTTTTTGCAATGTCCATCCACGTTTCGCCGCCTTTCCGCCGCTGTAGCAAATTCGGAAAATCAAACGGAATGTCTTCGTACTGAGGTTTCTCCGTCAGAATAAAAGTTTCAACGTCAACCGGCTCAGACGAATCGCTCTGGTGTGATTCTGGTCCGCCCGTTATCGACTGCTCCCAATCGTTAAGAGCATCCTCGCCGGAACCCGCTTCCTCTTGGCCCTCACCATCTTCCATTTCAATGTCTGGCTCATCGCTCATTGGAGGATCATAAGTGACATCTTGTCCCGAAACAGAAGACTCGTCGCCATCCTGATCTTCCTCTTCTTCCGAAACCTCTCGATCCTCCGAATTCTGCCGTTCTGCTTTCTCCTTACGCCATGTATCCCACATAGCAGCCAGCGGTGCAACTGACTGACGATACTCGTCAATCAGATCGACAATTCGCCCACTGCTCATTCCGTTCTCTCCAGCGATCTTGAGATACGTCTCTCCATCGATAATGCGCTCAATCCACTCTGCAAGCGGATAAAACCCTTTTGGCCGCGGTGCCAATCCAGTAATAATAAACTCGTCCACCACCTCGCGGCTGATCTCCTCTGGAATATCCGTTACCTGATCCGGGCGTTTTGCCATACCAAGTTCCAGCTCCAGTTGCTCTCCTTCCGGCTTGACCTCGGATACAATCCCCTGGTCATCAACGCGATATGTCCGAATCGGCTTTTCAGTCCGGGCATTGATTTGGACGTTGTAGCGAACGATCTCCGAATCGATAGCGATGGCAACGCGGCCGTCCAACATTTCGGAAAGCATGTCGATCTTGCCGTGAAGCGCGCCGTCCGAAACCTCCAGAACGATTTCTTTTACGCCCTTTGGCTTCAGGTTGATTTTCTTTAGCACTGCCTTAAATTCCGTGTATGACATGTTTTTTCACGCTCCTAATTGTCGAATGATAACCTCGATACGAGGCTTGAAACTGTAACGCTTGCGGGCATATGCATCGACGACCTGACTGTCATCCACCCACATGACGCCTTTCAACGCGTCCTTTACGCCCTTCAGGTAATTGTCGGCATCTGGCTTGCTGGTCGGATATATTTCGCCGGCTTCGGCAGCTGCTGCTTTCTTCTTGCTGAAGCTTTTGGGTATGGAACGGTATGCAATGATCATGACGGCGAGAGGTCCTGCCAACAGCGTCGACGGCGCATGTTCGGCTGCCGCGATCTTCACATAGTCCTTGTAATCCCGGCTTTTTTCTGGATCGTACATCCGGACAAATCCTCCTTTGGTGGATGCACGCGGCCGCCCCTGTGCGACCGGTTCGCCGTATACCGTGAACTTGATCATGAGCCTAGCCTCCTTCTGCGAGCTGGCCGCAGCGTGTAAACCTCTCCGATCACCTTGCCATCGAGCCAGATCAGTTGTAGTCGATACTTCATGCGCTCCTCTGCCCTCCCCCATACATGTCAGGAATACGCTTGCCCTTCGGTTCATACGGAGGTTCCGGCGTCGTGCTGTACGTGTGTTCCATGTTGACGAATTTATTAAAGTTCTTCAGGAAGACGAGTTCTACAGTACCCACTGGACCGTTCCGCTGTTTGGCAAGAATGATCTCTATGATGTTCTTTTTGTCGGACTCTTTGTCGTAATAGTCATCCCGGTAAAGGAACCCGACAATATCAGCATCCTGCTCGATCGCTCCGGACTCCCGAAGATCGGACATCATCGGACGTTTGTCCTGGCGCTGCTCAACACCCCGGCTGAGCTGAGAAAGGGCAATGACCGGTACTTCCAACTCACGGGCGATCTGCTTCAACGTCCTGCTGATCTGTGAGACTTCTTCCTGTCTATTAGCCCCGCGGCGACCGCTGCCCTGAATGAGCTGCAGGTAGTCAATCAGGATCATGCCGAGTCCCTTTTCCTTCTTCAGCCGGCGGCACTTGGCGCGGATCTCGTTGACTGTGATGCCTGGCGTGTCGTCGATGTGAATGTCAGCTTCCGACAACTTGCTAACGGCTTTAGCCATCTTCTCCCAATCTTCACTTTCAAAGCTCCCTGTACGCATCCGACTGGCGTCAATCTCTCCCTCTGCGCAGATCATACGCTGTACGAGTTGCGCTGCAGACATCTCAAGCGAGAATATCGCCACAGTCTCGCGGGTACGGATGCCGACGTTCTGTGCGATATTCAGAGCAAATGCCGTCTTGCCGACGGAAGGACGTGCTGCAATGATGATCAGATCATTTCGTTGGAAGCCGGCTGTCATACGGTCCAAATCAATGAATCCCGACGGAATGCCGGTAACACCCCGGTTGATGTCCTTCGTGTTGTAACGCTCCTCCGCTTCCTCCCACACCTGCATCAGTACCTGCTTCATCGGAGCGAATTCACGGACAGGGACGGTTTGATCGGAAAGCTTGGAGACGGCCGTCTCGGCCATCGCGATAAAACCTTTCACATCCTGCTCCTCGCCGGCATTGCGTAACATGTCTAGTGCCACGTCTAAGGCATACCGCCGGAGAAACATTTCTTGCACTCGACCTGCGTAGTGAGCAACGTTTGAAGCTGTCGGAACCGCACTGGCCATCTTGGCCAAATACGTTACGCCGCCTATCTTGTCAATCTCCTCACTGTCTTGTAACCGGGCCGTTAAGGTGACAAGATCCAGCGGTTGCTCCTCTTCACGAAGCTGGCGCATTGCCCGGAATATTCGTGCGTGACCCCCGTCCGAAAACTCTCCCCCCTGAAGAGTCTCAGCAGCCACATCGTAAGCTGCTCGATCCAGCAGTATTGCTCCAAGAACAGCCTGCTCAGCCTGCAGATCGACCGGTCTTTCAATGCCCATAGATTCCAGCAATGCCTCACGGTCAAGCATCTGCATCACCTCGCAATTTCTCTTTCATGCTTTCCCAATACCCCGCCGGCGGCGGCTCGTCATTAGCACTCCAAGAGTCAAGACTTTCGAAATGCGCTGCTGCTGCATCCTTGCTGCGCTGGCTGTCCATCTGGTCACCAAGCCTGCCGCGGATGTCCGCAATCGTCGGCGGGAACCTATTTGTCTTGATGTACTCCTGAACATTTTTCATTGCCGCTTCAAACGGAAAATCTTGAAGATATTTATAATGGCGGTCGATATTATCCTCACTGTCATCGAAGCTAGGGTAATTCTCGATAAGCTCTGCGATAATCTCAATGACGTCATCCCTGGTCACGCTGTCGTCCCTCCTCCGCTCGCCTTCTTAATTCTGCTGCTCGAGTACTACGCTGCTTTTGCCTGGACGGACGAACTGGATCAGGTTCTTTTGACCGATCTCCCTGCTGTTTCGTCCCATCCGCTTCAGGGCCTCCGCGGAGACGATACCCTTTAAGAACCCCGTGCACATAAGCTAGATTCCGTTTATCTGGTCCCTGACGGTAGGCCTCTCGCATTGCCTTAAGCAGCCATTCCCCACCGAAATCGTCAAAAAGGGCTGAAAACTCATCGACATCAAACTGAGTGATCTTTCCTCCACCGATGAAATTTTTCTCGTAAGCCTTGAAGATGTTTCCGAATGAAAAATCGCCAGCTGCTTGCGATCTTGTAGTAGTTGTTGTTGTAGTTCTTTTTTTAATAATTGCTTTAATACTTGTTTTAGAGAGCCGAAATCGCTTGATACGACAAGGATAAACAAGTTTTCGACTTCCCATTTCGGGAACTTTTAACTTCCCATTTCGGGAACTTTTCACTTCCCTTTTTGGGAAGTTGGGTTCCCGTTTCGGGAAGTCTGTTCCCGTTTCAGGAACATCCGTTTCTTCCCCTTTTGGGAAGTCACTTCCCATTTCGGGAAGTTTTTTATCCAGATTTGGAGACTTGATCTCAAGGTTATAACTGATCAATTTATCCATATCTTTCTTGTCGAAATCGTCTACAATCTCGATCTCCCAGCAGTCATAATGCTTATTTATTTGAAAGGCATTCATAGCCCCGTCCCAATAGATCACATTCGCTACTGACAATGCCAGCAGTTCTCTTCGTATATGATTTGAGCCGACACCGCAAAGCCTGAAATCTTTTAAGCGGGGAATGATCGCCGATGGCTTCCCGCAGCCCCAACTTAGAGTAAGGATGAAATCTATGATGTTGCGCTGGCGCGCTGTAAACTTCCTACGGATCATCTCCCTATGTATGGCATGTGCGATCCGGATATGAGGATCATCCGGCTGCGGATTAACAATGGATTCCACTGACGATCACCCCCATTCCTAAATTGCAATAATCTTAGTCGTGCCGGTATTTCGGTGGATTAAGTGCAGTTGATTCGATAAATTTTTAACTACGAGCCAGTTGTCGGGATTAAAGCCCGCCGTCTTAATCTGGGATTTTTGGCGCCGCGTCGGGCGATGGCCGTGCTTCATTGTTCGCTCCTGGACAAACTGAACATTTTTACATCCACAACTCCTACACGACCGTGCTGCATCAGCATGCCAGCCGTTAATCCTTTTCCTACCTCTTCGATAGTGCCTGAAAGCACTCTTGGAATGTCGTTCGGATCAGCAACGCGGGAAACCTGTCCGCCTACAATTCGTGCGATAGCATGTAAATGTTCCTTCACAGCATCACCGCCTTCAGCTATTGCTTCATCCAACCATCTGTTCATAACAGCCATCTTTTCCTTCATATCACACGCTCCCTCATGATTCTCTCTTGCCAGTCTTTCGGCCACTTCGGCCCCTTGCACTGACTGGCCAGAATTTCGAAATGACGCTTCCCTTGCACGAAGGAGACGAACTGGCGGGTCCGTTCCCCGTAATAAAAACCATTTAACACTACGACGCTTTCGGTAGGAGCCGACTTAAAATCGACCTGTGAGAACAAATCAATTTGCTCGACGTTCATATTGGTTCGATGTCCCGAACAGTTTCGCGTGCTTTGGTGCCCATTTAGGCGGTCCGTATTTCGATAAGTAGCCTAAGCGGTTGATCCAATCATCAACAGGCTGTTCAGCATGCATAGCTCTGAGCAACTCCCAAGTCCCGATTACATCATTCAAAGCTCGATGTGCTCCTGATAACTCAATTCCGTATCGTTCTGTCATGTTAATCAATTTGTGCGGATATGGATGTCGTTCACGAGAGATGGTCATGGTGTCAATAAATTCATTGCTAAAAGTGCGGCCGCCGGTTCGTTGCATCCAGAAATGGAGGAATCCCATGTCGAATGCTGCATTATGAGCGACAAGCAGGCTGTCCTGGGCAAGGTTTCGCAGCATCTTAAAAGCCAAGTCCTCGCTGATACCCCCGGCCAATTCTTCCTGTTTAATACCTGTGATCTCCGTAATCTTTGAAGGAAGCTCTCCTTCGAACTGCACCAAAGATTGAAATTGGCTTACGATTTCGCCGTTAATGCAGCGAATCGCGGCCAACTCTATAATTCGGTCATGCTCCGGATCAGTGCCGGTTGTTTCAAAATCGAAAACCGTAATGTTATCTATCAGATCGTTCTCCTCCTGTCATCCCGCAACCATATAATGCGATATTGGTAATTGGCCTTAACGACCGTCCAGCCCGGATAGCCAAGCGCAAAGTAATCTCTCACTTCACGCTTGAACTCTTTCGGATTTTCATGATAGAGCGCCCAAATGCGCTCAGAAACTCCGGATCGGCACAACGGAGCGCCATATTCGTCGTACAGCGGCTCAATCATCGTTGAGCAACCATTACGAGCTTACCCGTTGTCTCTTGAATCTCTCTCTGAAATGCCTCCGCATCGCTATTGCCGTCCGATAAATGAAGCAGCCATATCTCCTGCACTTTACTGATATCATTCGCCCGAAGAAAGTCCTTCACGTTGTCCAGACCGAAGTGGGAACGGAGCAACCGGCGCTTCTGAGCTGGATGCAGTCTGCCCGATTCCACTCGCTGGTTTACGATCTCCAGCGAGTAATTGCACTCAACCATAATGTGAGTCAGTCCTGCGAATCGGTACCGACAGTAATAGGTGTCAGTGAGGAAAACAAGCTTGTCCTGCACGGAATTGGCTAGTATGAAGCCAAGCGGCTCCGCAGCGTCATGCTCAATTTCAAACGGCATTATCGTCCATGTGCCGATTACAACCTGCTCATGAGCGTGCAGGATACGCAACCGATGACCAGATAGTCCAAGAGCATCAGCCGTGCCTTGGCTGGTGTAGATCATCACGCCTGCTCGCATCAGATCCTTGGCAGATTTGCTATGATCGCCATGTTCATGAGATATCAGGCATCCTGCGAGCTCCGATGTTCGAAAGGACAACTCCCGCTGTATATCCTTGTAGGGCAGCCCTGCCTCCAGCAGCAACGTAGTATGGTCATCGGATATCCGATAGGCATTCCCGGCACTACTGCTGGCAAATGGACGGATATCGATCATCAGAAATCTAATTCCATTTCTTCAGGATTAATCTCTTCCGGCTGATCTGTTGGAGATGATCCATCATCGGATCCTTCTTTAGACTCTGGCGGTGTAACATCAATGATGTTTCGATTCGCGTTATCAGCAATTTCCTGATCCACAAACCGTTCTGCATATTCCTGCTCAAGTTGACTCAGTCGCATGTAGTCATCGTCGATTTTCTGGCTATCAATCGTGATGTCGCCGTATGCAGCGCGATAAATCGTTTTCCAGCACATTTTTTCATACCAGCCATCAACTTGTTCCTTGCCGACTTTTTTATTGTTTTCCCAGACATCCTTCTCACCGCCCCAAAACTCAGACGATGCCTTGTCTGGCCTGCGCTTCAAAATATCCTTCAGGCTAAAGATGACCAGTTTGTTTTTCTCGGGTGCTCGCGAAAAAGAGTGATAGTAAAATCCACCGATAATGTCACCCCGATCAAACGGCTGTGTTATTTCTAATTCGTAGCCTTCAATAGGATTTCGGGCATCCTTCTTCACTGGCCGGAACCTATCCGTCGAATAAACAAGCTCAACCGGAATGTGATCTGGAACGTCCAGGCCATACTTTACAGCTTTAAGCTCAAGACCGCGGTAACCTTCAATGAAGCCTATATCGTACTTATTGGTTTTGCTGTTTTTGAAAGGAACCATATTAATGTGATTCTTCTGGGCTGGGTCAAAGCCCACTCGGGCATATGTCACGACATCCCTCGCAAGCTTCTCCATATTCACGTTCAGCCAGGTCATTGGCAGAAGATCGCGGTACTTTTCAGATTTGGCGAGACGTTTCTCTTCGGCAGCTTTCAGTGAAGCATCCAAAGAGATGAAGTAATTCTGCGCAAGTCTCCGTTGGAATTGGGTAAGGGCAACGGACTTATCGACGCCACTGGAAAATTGAGCAATAACCATATTCATAAATCGCTCAGACTGCGTTTGCTGAGGTGCTTCTTGTTTTGCCAATGCTGCTCCAGTCAATTAAATCGCCTCCTGCATGGAGTTAGAAGTAACGATGCGTAACTGCTTGTCCTGCTCTGAGACAATAAGCCGAATGAGCTGAGCATCGGTATCGTTCAGTTGCGTCACTGATTCGGCATTATCCACGAAGATCGGTGCCGATACGCCGTAATGCTGGCTAAGCGTATTAATGATGTCGAGTCCGACGTTGATACGAGCGGCGTTATTAAGACCTCCTGAGTAAGGTACGCCATCAAACATTGTCTCGCAGACCTCTTTCAAGCCACCATTAACTTGCTCCTCAAAAAGTCGGAAACGAGCATGTTTGAATTTTGAATCGATGCGCGATTGAAGCATGCTGACTTTGGCTCGAGTAAACTCTTCTATTAAGAATTGCTCATGCTGCAGTCGCTCGTATTCACCCGCTAACTCCTTCTCCTGCTGCTCAAGCTCAGCTATTCGCAGCTCCTGTTTCCGAACCTGATCGAATTTGGCGTGCTCGGCCTCGTACGAAGCAATCTCCAACCGCAATCCCTGAATGACTTGACGCAATTCACTTTGCGCCTGCTCGCTGTCTGAGCGAAGAGCCTCTATTTGGCGGTGAACGCCTTCAGCCTCGCCATCCAGCGTTTGATATTCTGGATCAGCAGTTGGATCTTGCATCCCCTTCCGCAAGCGATCCAGTTCGGCCTCAGCTGGCTGAAGCTGCCCTTCAACCGCTTTACGTTGCTCAGTCGCCGTTTCGATTTCAATACGATAACGTTTAATTTCAGCTTCCAGCCGTTCAGATTCTTCCTTTGCCGTATGGCCACGTTTCTGGATGTCTGAAAGCCGTTCAGCCTTCCGGCGATTAAAGGCAGATAGCGCCTTTTCATGTGCCTCCTGACGCTTATGCTCCGGCATCAATTGACCGCAGGCTGCGCATGTTTCGTCATGCTGGTGGGAGAACTCTTCTGCATTCGCCGCCATGAATCCTGAACGAAGAGTGGTGCGCTGCTGCTCGAGGCCTGCAATACGCTGTTCGTTGTTCCGGATTTTATACTGCCGATCATCGATCGTTTTCTGAATTCCATCGAGTTCCCGGTGAATATTGGCAACCTTATCGCGCTGGAGCGCAATTTGGTCGAGAACACTGGACTGCAGCCGTGTCTTGATACCCAATTGCTCGCTATCGATCTCACGAAGCCTGCGCTCCAACTCAGAAACTTGGCCGCCGGATTGAATCCGCAACAATTCCTGTTCTTTGCCTGTCACTCTCGACCGGAGCGTTTCGATATCTTCTAGCAGCAATTCTTCGCTCAATTCCGAAACGTCCGGCATGCCACGCTGCGCCTCGCTGATCCGAGTAGGAATATCCTTGATTTCCTGATTGATACGCTTCATACGCTCCACTATAACGGCCTTGTGCTTGTCCATATCGCGCTCGCGGAGAATGGCTTCGAGCGGCAGCAATTGCTTATTACTATGGATGACCTCGAAATCCGACACGTCTCCGCAGACTTCAAGCAACAACTTGCGTCGGTCCTGCCATTTAACTTGCTCATTAAAATAGGTAGGACTTGTCAGCAATTTGAATCGCTCCTCAGGGATTAAAGCAGCGACTTCTGCGTCGTAGTCCTTCTTGGCAACGGGAACACCGTCCACATAATAGGTCGTTTCATGCCCTTCGAAGGAATCCGTCAACGCACCACGTTTCTTCGTCCACTTCTCGGCGTAGACGCGGCGGAAAGACTTCCGACGCCCATTGACGATAAGAACACCTTCCACTTCATGCTCAAGCTTGTGCTGACGAACATTCCCAGCAGAATCAAGCTCCTTAATCTCGAAATCTGCCCTATTGGTGCTGTCCTTACCGAAGAGAAGCCAGGTGAAGGAATCGAAAATCGTTGTCTTGCCGGTGCCATTATCACCATACACGTCAGCATTGCCACCGTTGGCGGTCAGTGTGAAATCGCGAAATCTCTTAAAATAGTGCTGCGTCAAACGTTCCAGCGTAATCCCTTTCATGCCTCAACCTCCTTAGTAAGTACGCCATCCCGCAGGTCAAACTCAATGCCGTCGTGTAGTCCGAAACCGTTAAGAATCAAGTAGTCCCGCATAATGGATCTTCGTTCTGCTGTCAATCTAACGTGTTCCTTTTGCAGAGCCATCGATCGATCAGTGCTCATAAATCTTTGCTTGATAGCATCAATTTGTTTCTCACCTTGCTGATAGAAGGTCTCGAGATCCATTTCCCTCACAAAATTGAAAGTATGTTGACTCAGAGCCGCCTGGGTATTAAGAATGGTAAGGAAAGACTCCTGATTCAATCTGCGAAGCTTCTCCAATACCGGTGGGTCAATCGGTGCAATTACGCTTGTCCGGGAACCCGCCAACGCTTTCAAAAATTCTTCGAGCATAGCTCCTCCTTGTGGCCCTCAGCAAATCATGCTACTATGAGGGCAAACATAGTTTTGTAATGGCCCGCCTGCCAGCGGGCTTTTATTCGTTATCGAGCTCTTCCTCAAGATCGCCAACCTTATTAGCGATCTCATCCAATTCCGAGATCACATCTTCCAATTCGAATTCAAAGAAGTGACCTGTATTCCGCAAAATTGAAGGTGTCGTTTCATATCGGTCATCTGTCTTTTCCTTCAAATCCCGCAGTTTCTCAGCAACTTCTGTAACTCTGTCTTTCATGCTCATACCATCCCTCCTTCCTTATGTAGTAGAGTGGGCAAGGGACTTCCACCCTCGCATGTTCTTTTAGAAGATTTCCACCATTCTGATGCGTAAGCCGCATCTCAGGATGCCGAACGGAGAGTTCGATGCCCTGAGATGGTCCCGAAACGAGTTCGGGACACAATCAAACCTGCTTATGATCTCATAAGCGCTTACCCTTCTGATCGCAATTACAATGGTAGGTATGCTTGTAGTCTTCTATGATTTCTTCCCGTTCTTCACGCGCATACCGCCTTTTTTCGCGGTCTTCGAACTGGATATCATGTTTCCAAGTGACAAAATCAAAAGTCGTACTTCTTGTTGTCCCATGGAGATTATGGTTCAGGCGCAAACGACCATCTAATTTATAGAGGCTATAGTTGATCCGACCTAATTGAACTGAAAAACTATTGTGGTCGTCCTTAATTTCAGCATTAATCTTTGATTTGCCATGCCCAGTAAGCTCGGAAAGAAACTCTACCGCCATTTTTTTGCTGAGCTTTTTGGACTCCGCTGCTTTCTCCTGTTTAATGCACTCTTGGATTTGATCACCATCAATTAGTTTGACTGACGCTTCCAGCAACGAGATGTAAGCAATAGCACGATCAGAATGACTATCACTGTACCTGAACGTTGAATAAGGTTTTAATCCTTGATAGGCAAAAACACCCGTATTGCTTCCATCCGCAGCATAGATCGTCCATACTCTTCCCTTGTAGAAGATCACCTTGTCAATAAGATCTCTTGCTTGAAAGTTGTAAGGAGTTTTCATGCCCCAGCCTCCACCGGCGGATAATGTTCGTCCAGGATCTCATCAAGGACCTTGACTGCTTCCGCCATTTGAATCGGAAAACGATACAACCACTTATCAAGCTTGGTTAGGTTCCAGCCACTGCCCTGTGTCCGACAAAGCAGCAACTCATCAACTGCTTCCTGTAATTTGGAAACCTCTCCTGGCTTGCTCGGGTTAGGAATATATGGCATATGTAATCTCCTCTCTCTGCTTACCAGCGTGTTTGGTAGGCCATACCGAGCGGCCATAATTTGATAGGAAAATGAATGAAATGTGCGCTTGCCCTCGTTGATCCGATTAGCCAGTACCTGATACATCTCCGCAACTTGTCGTGTTTGCATCCCATTGGCCATTTCAAGAAGAGCAGCTATAATCATCTGAGCTTCTTGCCCATCGAGTGAAACAGTAAATTTTCCATCCATCTGATATCCTCCTTGCGCTATTGGCGCTCAGCGGTTAAAATGGACGACAAGAGACTCATTAACCGTGATCTCAGTTTCGATGCTCGCCCTAGCCGGCGGGCATTTTTAATTTCAATAGAAGCAAACCGCTTCATGCTTAACAGATAAGCCTGCATCTCAAGCTTCTTCGAAGGATCAAAACGATCCGGATGCTCTTCCATCCAATTAAGATTGTGATCTGCATTTTGAGCTGCCTTCCGCGCCTCTTCCGCCAATTTCTCTCTGTCCAAATCTCTCACCCTCCCATTCCGGTTACTTGTAAAACCGATTGGATCATTGATATCCCGTCTAAACCATAAAGATAAGCGACTACGACTTCCCTGGCGTTTGTTACATCCGCCCACTTAAAAAGCGTCTCAGCGTCAATCAACTTCCGATTTTTCTCGAATTTACTAATGCAGCTCCGCGAACGATTCAGCATCTCAGCCAACTTCTCTTGGCTCAGGCCAGCACGTTCACGGCATGCATGCAAGACTGCCCCCAGCTCAACTTTCATTGTTTTTGCCCTCCTTTCGTTCCATATTGGAACAGACAAAGCAGGAGCTAAGTTTTAAACTCAAGATGTCGGTTCAATTCCTCGCTTGACCGCCTCGCAGCATCCTCCGCTGCATCCCCTCATCAAAGCCCGTTCCAGCGGGCTCCTCCTCAAATCCTCACAAGCAGATATGAAAATTTCAGATTGCCCCTTGTGACAGCGTAGAGAATCCAGCCATCCTCCAACATCTCGTTTACTTCCTTCACATCAGATGTTTCATGCAATTTAGTAATCTCATTCGGATAAATCGCCGCGTCGATGTCCCTCACCTCCCCTCGTTTTAAGCAGCTCCACCACGACGGCCCTTCAGCCAGGAAAAGAACTCTGACTTCAACACGCGAATAGTATCGCCTTTCTGTCGGCCGCCATCCAAGTGTGGAAAGTCATCCTCCTTGGCCCATTGGGACAATGTCGACTTGCTGATTCCCATCAATTCAATAATGTGGTTGGATAACAGCACTTCCGGATACTTCAGGTTCTGTAATTCGCGGAGTTGCATTTCCAGAGCTTCGGTTCGCTCCACCAGATCAGCTGCGAAACGGAGCGCTTCTGGAAACGTTGTTGGCAATTTCTTCTGAAACGGCTTAGGCAATTGCTGTAACATCCTCGCCTTTTCCGCTTCGACCTGTTGGAGAAACGACATGTTAACCTGCTCCTTCGCTTAGAATTGTCGAATATTTCCTATCCCTCTGCTAAAATGGTAGTTGTCGAGACTCACCACATTACCTGAGGAAGGAGGGAAATATTTTGGATAAACACGATCAAAATGCCTTAGTCTTAGGAATGTATGGATTAACTAAATACTCAGAAACTGAGAGTAAGCTATTCCAACAAGTTTTAAGCGACCCCGAAAAGACTAAAGATAAAAAAGAAACAGATAATCTCTTACGTGCTATTAAAGAGCAGGCTATACTTACTGGCGTTGCAGCAATGATTCAATTAAACAACCAGAAGCTTCAAGAGAAGCTAGAAAAGGCTGGTATTGAACTGGATCTAAATGATCTTTACACGCCATCTCAATAAGTGCTCTTCTGGCATGCATTTCGTTTAAATGCTCACGAACTATTTCTTCTCTCCAATTGGACGGCTGCCGCTTTTGAATTTCCACCTCAAGAGCGGTAACCCGTTCCTCCAATTCCACAATGCGTTTTCCCACTTTCCTCACCTCATCCCGAGTCCTTTAATAACAGCGTGTTAACCTGTTTCTTTATCCTGGTTGAACTGGTTCTGGAAATGAATGTTCCGTTTTAGTTAACTCCTCAGGCAAAAAAATATCGTCAGGTGTCAGACCAAAGGCTGCGGCAATTTTCACTGCAAGCTCATAGGAAAGACCTCGTTTCCCATTTTCAACTTGCCAATAGTAAGGTTTTGTAATCCCAACAATATCCGCAACTTCTTCATAAGTCTTACCCGTCTTCTCACGAAGCAACTTTAGTTTGGATCGAACCATCTTATCACCTCGTTCCTCATGTAGATTTAGTTAACTTGTTGTTAACTCTATAATAGTTAACTGTTTGTTAATTGTCAATAAAAAGTTTCTATTTAGTTAACTCGATTTACGTTAACATATAGTTAACTTATAATTAAATAAAAAGTATATGAGGAAGGACTCTCATTCTATGGATTTTCAATCCCGATTGAAGTCACTAAGAACCAAACATAATATGACTCAAGCCGAATTAGGAAAAAAAATTAACGTTACCAAGGTTTCGGTATCTGGATATGAAACCGGAAATCGTACGCCTGACACTGATACTCTTCAGCGAATTGCAGAGGTGTTTGAAGTCAGCGTGGACTACCTCCTTTGTCGCACCGACGATCCTTCGCCTACCTCAAATGAATCGAAGACGGCTGTAGAACCTGGCATATATATTGCCTACCTTGGCGGTCCTCCAGAAGAAATGGATGAGGTAGAAGCGCAGCACCTGAAACGTGAGCTTGATGAGTTTAGGCGGTTTCGAGAGGAACGTCGAAAGCAAATGGAAAAGCAGAAAGATGAATAGCAAGTACCTCAGCCGATGGGGAAAATATTAAGAGGGTAAAATGAAGAGAATTACAGTGCTCCTTATACTGGTATGTATCTTGGTTGCTTCGTGTTCAAGTCCAAAAAAAGAAGCTCAAGAACTAAAGGAACAAGCAGACGAGCATTACAATCATCAGGAACTACAAAGTGCAGTTGCGACATATGAGAAATCCCTTGAACTACATGAAGATCCGGAGGCTAGATCATCATATCAAAAGGCATTGGACGAATTGAACTCAGTTAATGAAGTGAAAGATATTATTCGCAACTTTCAGGAACTGCATACAAAGTTATTGCACTCATCAAACGATAGGGAACTTGTCGAAGTAGTTAAAGATATTGACCTCGACTTTAACAAACTTAAAAACATCAAATCCCCTACTTCAACAACGATTAATAATGTTATCAATTCATTAAAAACCGATGGCGTGTATACTTCATTCAATTTAGAATTGGCACTAATTCTATCACGCTTACAATTTGGAACGGGCGAAGCAGATATTGCTAAATTTTCCGATCTACTATTAGAGGTTATCGACAAGTTAAATTTTTTGGATAATGCATATAAGTAATAAAAATATTCCGCTGAGTGTGCGGTATAAGCCATTTTCATGGCTTTTCTTTTTCACCATAAATACGAACATACATTCCTGGAATTAGAAGTGAAACACTGCTTCATATATTTTTTTGGATAAAAATAGAACATACGTTCCTATTCGGAGGGGATCAGTTTGATTTTTGACATGACATTGTACAAGCCAACTGAACTGGAGAAATGGATCTGCCATAAATATCGTAACAATGGCATCCTTACGCCGGCCGACATGGACATCGACCGGATCGGGGAGATCTTCAATGCTTTCATTGCCTATAAATGTGATGGTGATGCCAGGGTGGTTTATGACGATCATGTGGGACTTATATTCTTAAATATTTACGATATCGAGTCGGAGCAGCGTATGAAGTTTTTCCATGAGCTCGGTCATCCGGCTATGCACGCCGGCAGCCAGTGCGATCTGCCCCGTTTGTTTATTGAGCTTCAGGAAGCCCAGGCAGGCGCTTTCCAGCAATACGCAGCCATGCCCTACTATATGTTGTCAGGTATTAATCCCTGTCACACTTACGACGAATACCATACCCTGCTGTCAGAGACATTCCGCCTTCCCCGCCCCTTTGTTGCAAAGCGTATCGATCAAGTGCGGAGACGAATGCTACAGGGCCACCAGGACCGCAGCATGCACGCACAACTAACCGGCGTTGCCTATCGTTACGGGTACACAGAGGAGACATTGCGTATTCTCGGCCAGCTCAACCAGCAACTTAACAAACAACAAAGAGAGGTCTTCGGTTAATGAATATGTCCGTCTATTATGACCACGATCCGGAGACCGGTCTATTAGTGCCGGTCTGGATCCTGCTCGAACATTACGGCTTTGATTGGAGCCGGCCACTCTTCCTTCCGATTCAGGCACCTTTTGAACGCTTCATGGCTGATCAGTTTGATCCGGATATGCTCGTGCTCAGCGTCCCCGACCATGTCTATTTAAGGACTCGAAACACAGCAAATGATATCGGAATCAACTTGCCGACGTTGAGAGTACATGCAGAGATGTTTATGGAATCACATTACAACATCTCCGAGATCCGGAGGTTGATGCTGCGTGTCAGCGATATCGAAGATGTGCTGCAGTATGATATTACAAATCTTTTGAAAACAGGAGGACAGATACAATGAAAGGACATGTGTATCCAAGGGGAGAAACCTTCACCTATGTGATTGACTTACCACCGCACCCATTAACCAATAAGCGTCGCCAGAAATCAAAGGGCGGGTTTGCTACAGAAGAAAAGGCTGAACTTGCAATGTTAGAAGTAATTCTTAAAATAAAACAAGGCATCTATAAACCAGATCCAAAAATGAGAGTAGAGGACTACTTTATTTTCTGGTTGGAAAATTACTCGAGTGTTAAACATCGAAAAACAACGTATACAACCAACAAAGACATAGTGAACAGCAAGATCATCCCTAATCTCGGTAAACATAAAATGATCAATCTAACTTCAGATCATATCGATCAATTCTTAGAAGAGATGCTTAAAATACACTCATCATCCTATGTGCACGGAATATACCGTGTCCTACGCGGAGCACTACGAAGAGCACATTTCAAATGGGGACTGCTCACAGAAAACATTATGGCAGGCGTTACAGCTCCTATTGTTGAAAAAAAAGAATTTGATACTTGGACTCTCGAACAATGTCAGATCTTCCTTGAGAACGCAGAGGCTAGCCCATACTTCGAGGTATACTTAATAGCCGTCAATTCAGGTTTGCGTAAAAGCGAAGTGCTTGGTGCGCGAGATATTGATATCAATCAAAACCGCAAGTACTTTGAGATACACCAAACGATGCACTATAAGAAGGAATTTGGTTTTTTTACTCAACCACCAAAAACACCAAAATCCAAAAGGCGCATGCCAATCGTCGATAATTATATTCTAGAAATGCTGCAGAAGAAAATTGAGTTAAACAAACAAAACCAGGATCGGATGGGAGATCTCTATCAGACAGAATTCGGAATGCTTGTACATTGCCATGAAGATGGATCCCCAATCTCTCCTGGAGAGCTTCGATATAATTACGAGAAGATAATTAAAGAATCAGGGCTGCCATATATTAGATTCCATGATCTCCGCCATTCCTTTGCTACTAATCTTTGGGAGCTAGGTTATGACATCAAGGATATTGGGGAACTGCTTGGACACAGCAGCATAATGGTTACAGGGGACATATACACGCACATGCGGGACGAAAAAAAGGTGGATGTCTTAAGTGGATTTAGTGCAGCCATGAGTAAGGCAAAACGTTAATAAATTGTGGATAACTCTGTTTCCGTTAGCATTTATGTTAGCATATGCTCGCCTGAAACGGAGTTAAAAGCAAACATATGCCTTTATGAAACAACAAAAAAACCCTTGATTTACAAGGGTTTTAATTTAAGTATGGTGCGCGTAGAGGGACTTGAACCCCCACGGTCGCCCGCCAGATCCTAAGTCTGGTGCGTCTGCCAATTCCGCCATACGCGCATGGGTAAAGCTTATTTAAGAAAAGTGAGCCATGAAGGACTCGAACCTTCGACACCCTGATTAAAAGTCAGGTGCTCTACCAACTGAGCTAATGGCTCGTATTAAAATGGTTGGGGATCAAGGATTCGAACCTTGGAATGACGGAGTCAAAGTCCGTTGCCTTACCGCTTGGCTAATCCCCAAAGCTGTAATGGTGGAGGCTGAGGGGATCGAACCCCCGACCCTCTGCTTGTAAGGCAGATGCTCTCCCAGCTGAGCTAAGCCTCCACAGGCAAATTCGTTCCCACCAAAATAAAATAATGGTGACCCGTAGGGGATTCGAACCCCTGTTACCTCCGTGAAAGGGAGGTGTCTTAACCCCTTGACCAACGGGCCTTGCAAAACTCTTCTGGAGCTCTCAACCGGGATCGAACCGGTGACCTCATCCTTACCATGGATGCACTCTACCTACTGAGCTATGAGAGCAAATGGCTCCCCGAACAGGACTCGAACCTGTGACAACTCGATTAACAGTCGAGTGCTCTACCAACTGAGCTATCAGGGAATACATTCAAAGCTTGCGCCTTGAAAACTGGATGCGAAAGTCTAATTCATCTTTAAGCTTTCCGATTTTACACCGGGGTCCCCGCAAAGTACTCGGAATCGACTCCGAAGCATTTGCTTCACTTTGTGGGGTTGTTGTAGGATAAGCCCTCGACCGATTAGTATTCGTCAGCTCCACACATTGCTGTGCTTCCACCCCGAACCTATCAACCTC